GTTTTGTATTGTTCCTTGTATTGTTCCCTGCTAACTCGTTGATTATGCAGTAATGTTCCTTTGTTCCATTTGTTCCCTCGTTTTTTGGGCATTTTGGAAAGTTTAGTTAAGCAAAGTGACCCTAGCGCAGTGCAAAGCGAAAAAAGCAAAATGGCGCCTCTCACTAAAAAGCACGGAACATTTGGAACAATACAATAATAATATAAAATAAAAATAAATAAACTAATAATAACAGCAACTTACACTCAATTTTACAATGTTCCAAAAAGGAACGCATTTGTTCCTTCACGCTACATCAATCCCACACCAACCCACATACCTATTGTCCCAAAAAGGAACAATGTTCCAAAAGAGAACAAACGTCCCACAACAAACGCCATCAGCTTGACAAAAGTAGGTGGTTATGGTATACTAATGGTTGGGGTAATGTAGCTATACCCTGTGGTTTCTGTCCACGGACAATGTAACACGTTTGTTATGTTGTCCATTATTTAGGAGAGCGTTATGAGTTGTATTCGTTGTGGTCATGACATTGACAGTCGTCGTGTCAAACTAGGTTACAAAGTCTGCTTATACTGCGGTGAGGAACTTGCAGTAATAGAGCGTGCTAGTTGGTGTGTGGTACAAGAGTATGGTAAGGGTAACTACCAATTCGTCACAAGCGAGAGTGCACTTTGTACTCTCAAAGAAACTAATCAGAAAGGGGTGAGAACATGAACAAGTATCAGTGGCACCAAAAGCGTATGCAAGGTCGCGCAAACATACGGTGGATTAAAGCGTACTTAGAGTGCCTGTTTGATGGTCGTGATGTACACGTATTGGCTAGCGAACAACGGCAATTAGATTTGTTTTTACAATAGGAGAACAACATGAACCGAAACCAAACACAATTCAATCAGCATGACAGCAAGCACTACCATTTCCCACGCACAAGTCGGGAAGCATTTGGTCGTGCATTAACTGACGATGACTTCGCAGGTGAAGCATTTGATACGCAAGTACACAAAGGGGATAGAGCAGTGGCAGTAGTTTGTATCATCATAGCAATATGTATTTTATTCGGGTTAGTAGGATAACCCATCAACCAAAGGACAATGTAACAAGCACGTTATGTTGTCCGAAACTAAGGAGAGTAATATGAGTTGGAACACATTTATATCTAGCGCAGGTGTTAGGTCGTCGCACTTTGAAACACACGAAATGGCACTAGCGCACTTCAACAGAGTGAAACCGATACGTGGTAGAACACCCGAACTTAAACCACTCGGCACTAACAGGGCATACACGCAATGCAAGATTGAACACGACCCACTTGTGGATAGCGTGTCGGCTGTGCTGTACGAAACACCTTGCGTAACTATCTATCCCGACAACACCATCAAACTAAATCGTGGTGGTTGGTTAAGCCCATCTACTGCTAACTTTATGGAAGCAGTGTTACCACGCAAATTCGGTAAGGTTCGGTTGGAACGTAGACGCATGATATACACGACAGTAAAAGGTCGTGAGTTTGTCATACCCGATGGTGGCTTGTGGTTACAAGTGAGCGAGGACTGGCAGACTGCCGAGCCTATGTTAGACAACGCACCTACGCTTTACGAGTATAAGGCTGACCGCAAGGTGATGAACGCTATACGCAAGAATATTAAACCATTCTTAGACGCGACATTTGTCATGACAAGTATGTCATCTACGTACACTTTGCCCGAGATAGCGTATTTCTTTCCGAACGTGATAGACGACTACGTGAAACAGGTGAACGAACACAGAGAGAAAATGCATGCGAAAGAAGCAGGCGACCCTGCGCACGCAACCTACTTTGGGTATTTCTATGGTAGCTACACACTACGAAACCTAATTGAGAACAAGGTAGGCGCACCTAACCTATCCAATCTGTCACACCTAGCGGAGAACATGAAACGCACAGGTGACTCAAGTAAGTTTACTAATGCGAAGTACGGAGAACCTAACTATACAGACGGGCACAACACCGAGGACTTCTTGTCCATCATATCTAATCTATTCTCGGACAATGCCGAAACTGTCCGCAAGATGATGTTGCGCGTGGTAACTAATGGTTCAAGCTATGCGAAGCAAGTACATCATGACGCAGAGATAGCCGTAGACACGATGTTTGGCAAGGTAAACCTACCCGAACTGGAGTGGCGAGTGAGTGGCACCACGATAGAGAACTACATCATAGATGTAATCAAGTACGTGTATGCAGACTTAATCTTTAAGAAAGTGGAAGTATCGCAAGGTGTACTCCCATCAACACTGAACGAGAAGTATGTGTTGTGTAACAAGTACCTTGTAGAGCAGGAAGACATCATAACACGTCGTTATGTTGTCCTTTAAATTCAAAACTAAGGAGAAACAAAATGAAAGTAGCAGGCATTAACAAAACTCAAATGGTACGTGACATGTTAGTAACACACCCGAAACTAACGGCACAGCAAATCGCTGACGCAGTTGATTGTCACGTGACCATCGTGCATGACATGAAACGCAAAGCACTTAAAGCTAAACAGATGAAAGCTAAGAAACAAGGTCGCCCATCTAACGTGCAAATCGTATCTGATGGTATCGCTGAAGCAAGCAAGATAATGGCTGACCTAGCCACTATGTACGGACTACTCATTACAATCTATGAGGGCAAAGTACTAATCAACAAATCAGACATAGACTATGAGTGCACACCTGCTGACGTACCTGCAGTACTGGGTACACTTGCGTACTTAAACACATTTACAAAACAAGACTAAGGATAATAAAAATGAGCAACCAAATGAATATCAACCTTGACACACAGGTTAGCCTACGTGAAGCGTCAGACTTAATCGTTTCCGTAGGCGCAAGCAACACGTTCCACTTAGTGGGCGAGCCCGGAGTTGGTAAAACAGCAATGCACCAATCAATCGCTGACCGACTAGGTATGCGTGCTATCTATATTGACGTACCCAACACAGAGTTGGGCGACTTAGGTATACCTATGCCCGACAGAGAAACAGGCACGACCAAGTTGTACCCGAACGAACATTGGGGCTTTCACACTGACGAGCCGTTGTGCATCATGCTTGACGAGTTTACCAAAGGTGCGTCGGCAGTTAAGAATATGTTACACCCTTTGCTGACAAACCCCAGAAGGATAAGTGGTCTTACCCTGCACAAGGATAGCGTGGTTATCACAGCAGGTAACTTGACGACTGACGCAGTGGGCGACGTGATGGCGAGTCATAGCCGAAACCGTCTGAGTGTACTCAATGTACGCAAGCCTACGAGTGAGGAATGGTTGAGTTGGGGTATGGACAAGATTGCACCTGTGGTACTAGCGTGGGTTCGTGAGTTCCCTCAAGTACTAGGTTCGTATCGTGACCCATCACAATCGGACAATCAGTACATCTACAACCCTAAGTTCTCACAACGTAGCTTCGTATCGCCACGCTCACTAGAGTTGGCAAGTAACATCGTTAAGAACAAGAATGATTACAACACGCAAGCGTTACTGTGTGCATTGGAAGGTACTATCGGTGCTAGTGGTGCGCGTGACTTGTATGCGTTCATTGATATAGCCGACAGCTTACCTACGTGGGACAGTATCATTGATAAACCAAGTGAGGCAATCGTACCTAACAATCCGGCCGCCTTGTGTATCTTAGCGTTCGGTGCAGTTCAACGTGTACAGAGGGATACGATAGGGAAGTGGTTCGACTATATGAAACGCACTCCGAAAGAGTTGCAGTCTGTATTCTGTCTGACCGCAAGTAAGAACGAGGAAAAGAAACGTATCTTGTTTAGTTCACAAGCGTTCGTGGATTGGGCTCGTGCTAATCAGTATTTATTTTAGGACAACATAACAGTCTAGTTATACTGTCCATTTAGGAGAAACAATATGGCAACATTAACAGCAGAACAAAAGGTAGAGAGGGCGCATGTATCAATCATGCAGTCCAAACTATTCCGCTTCTACTCGGGGCTTACTATGATAGGTAAGGTATCGGTAAGCGACGACATACCAACAGCATGTACTAATGGTAGGGACGTAATCTACGGTAGAGAGTTTGTCAATAAGATGAACGATAAGCAAATGTTGTTTGTAGTATTACATGAGCTATCGCACATTGCGTGGCGACACACTACTACGTGGAAACATCTTTACGACAAAGACCCTATGCTTGCGAACTGTGCGTGTGACTACGTGATTAACTTACAGCTAGTAGACCAAGACCCAAACGAAACAGAGATAGCATTTCCTCAGAATGACGATGGGTCACGTATGGGCTTACTCGACGAGAAGTATCGTGGTATGGACGCACAGCAAGTATTTGATTTGCTTGTCAAAGAATATGGAACTGGTCAGAACCCACGCGCAAAAGACGAACTGGGCGATGACCAATTTGATGACCACGACTTTGAAGGGGCAGAAGAATTAACTCCTGAGGAGAAACAGGAATTAGGTTCACGCGTTACGCAAGCACTACATCAAGGTAAGCAGTTGGCAGGTAAGATGGGTGGCGACGTACCACGTGGTATGCAAAGCCTAGTTGAGCCACAGGTGCCGTGGACAGAATTGCTACGCGACTTAGTTAAGGTTACGTGTAAAGGTACAGGCGATAGTTCGTGGCGCAAGTTTAGTAAGCGACACCTAGGTGCTGATATTTACCTACCACAAAACATTAACCACAAGGTCGGCCGAATCTGTGTGGCTGACGATACGTCGGGTTCCATCGGTGGAGTAATTCACGATACGTTTATGACAGAGATTAAATCTATCTGTGACGAAGTGATGCCCGAAGGACTGGACTTACTGTATTGGGATACACGTGTGGCAGGGCATGAGTTCTATACCGAAACCGAATATGACTCGCTATTGGATACGACGAAACCAAGAGGTGGTGGAGGTACTGACCCAAGCTGTATACCTGCGTACATGAAAGAGCACAGCTTGAATCCGGAAATCACTATCGTTCTAACTGATGGTTGTTACGGCGGTGAGGGCGACTGGTCTGACGTAGCTAATCCAGTTATATGGTGTGTGGTAGATAACCCATCATACACAAGCGATACAGGCAAAGTGTTACATCTTAAAACATAATGGGTAAATTTAAGGAGTTAGATATGGGATATAGAAGTCAAGTGGGGTACTTAATTGTATTCACAGAACAGCAAGTGTACGACCAATTTAAGGTGCAGTACAAGCTAGACCCCGATTACGACCACTGTCGAGAGGACGAGCCACAAAGTTTAGAGTTTAACGATAACAAACTACACGTTAGATTTGAAGCCGAGGACGTCAAGTGGTACGACAGTTACTCCGACGTAATAGCACATCACAAGCTACTCGATTTAGCTGAGGAGTTTGCAGAGAAGTATAACTGCGTGAGTTGGTGTTTCGTGCGTATAGGTGAGGAGTCGGGTGATATAGACACTAGGTATGGTGGTGATGGCGAAGCTACGTCAATGCTGTACCCAGTAAGTTCGTTATGTTGGGATATATACTAAGGAGTAAGTCATGAAACAGAAATGGTTAGTAACAATCGTGCAGTCAGAGATATACCCTATGCAGGTAGAAGCAGACTCGCCCGAAGAAGCACAACGTCTTGCAGTACAGACGTACGAAGCTAACGCAGACCTAGAGCCTGCCGAAAGCTATTATTTTATCGAAGATGTATTAGAGGAGAATTAAGATGGCAAGAACAAGCGATGGTCGTGTAGGTGTATCAGTAAACGCAGGTACAGTAAAAGTACTTGATGTAGTAATTCAACATATGCGGGCCTCACTAGGTATTAACGCTTCCTATACGCAAGCAATACAATACTTAGCGCATGAGTACATAGTCCGTAATCAAACTATCTTAGACAATGTAACAGAGTAGTTATGTTGTCCAACCATAAGGAGAAATAAAATGAGTAACCAAAATGAAGCAGTAGATATCGTCAGTATATCAAGCAGTTCTATGTTAGTAGACCTATCAATCCGTTCGTGGACTGGTACTAAGATTGACCGACCCACGACCGAGATGGTAGATGTAGTAAATTCTACGACAACCAACGCAGGTAAGTACCAAAAGAATTTGTTTGCAGGTACTAAAGTACTACACGATATCAACAAGTTCGACTCACGTATTCGTGCGTGGAATATATCACAGACCCTTCCGTGGTCTGACAAAGGACAACGTCTGCTACCATCGGCTAAGTTCTTTGAGTACAAGCAAGCTCTATCTAATTACGAAACTATGCGTAAGGATATGATAGACGACTTTTTAGAAAAGTTTGATGACCTTATTGTCCAAGCGTCGCACGCCCTAGGTGATTTGTTTGTGCAATCAGACTATCCCGATAAGGCACAAGTCGCTAAACAGTTCGAGTTCAAGTACTCGTTCTTACCTGTGCCTGTGGCAGGTGACTTCCGAGTTGATGTGGGTAATGATGCTATCGTGGAGTTGAAAGAACAGTTCAATGCGAGTGTCAATGACCGAGTACATAACGCGATGGCTGATGTAACGTGGCGCCTAGAGGATTGCTTACGTCGCATGAGTGATAGGTTAGCAGATGATGACAGCGGTGCTGAGAGTAAGAAGAAAATCTTTCGTGATACGTTAGTAACCAATGCACAAGAGTTATGCCTGGAGTTAAAGCATTTGAACATCACGCAAGACCCGAAGATTGAAGATGCACGTAAACAGTTAGCTACTGTGGTTAATGGACTTAGCGCAGAAGCGCTACGTGATAGCGAACACACACGTCAAGAAGTCAAGACACAAGTAGACGATATCTTATCGAAGTTTAATTGGTAACATTATTTTAGGAGAGTTGTATGGCTGCAATAAATTTAGGACAGGCTACGGAAATAGTTCCGCAGCTTAAAGAGTTGGTAACAATGATACAGATGAAGCGCCCATTGTTTGAGTTCCACGCAACCAAGTTTCGCAACGCTGTTAGTGATGAAACAGGTTCAATCACTAAGTGGGCTACGGGGTTTGAGGTAACACAAGACGCTGACCGAGTAGGTGAGATTTCGTATCAACATGAAGCAGGCCGTAGGCAATCTGATGGTACCTATCCGGACGCATACGTTATAAGGTCTGAACACATACAGAAAGAACGTGGGTCTCCTAATACGGTTGTAACTACTAATACCACAACGGCATTGAAGCACGTCGTTAAAGCATTTGCACCACCTAGCGTAGGGCAGATTTGTGCTAGGTTAATTACTAGGGTACGTGATGAGTATGATAACCACGAGTACCGGTGGCGCAGTTCGTTGTCTCAAGTGTCAAGTTACTATGGTAACGATATACATGAGTGGATAGTTGAGTCACATATTCAAGGCAAGGTACTGCCTATGCCTGCAACGTGTAAAGTAGACGAGAACCAAATGCATATGTATTATAGATACCTAGCAGGTAAGTCGCTGAAGGCGGTAAGCAAGTACAATACTGCCACAGGTAAAGAACGTAGTGGGTACGTGGTAAAGGTACTAGCTGACAACACTATACGAGCAGTATCGTTTATGTATGACGCTAGGCACACGTATGAGGAAAACAACATACCGCTTATGCGATACCGAAACTATGAAGAGATGCCAATTCGTATGCAAGAACAGATAGCTGTACTTAAAATTGCTGAGGAGAACGACCCTATACAAGATATAGGGGTAAAGTTCGAAGACAACATAATGTACATAGTAGGATAACCAACGGGCAAGAACGAATACATATAGCAGATGTGTGTTGCTTGCCTAGCACCTTAACCTGCATAGGTTAGGTCTGCTCTCCACCACGAGGATAGCGTGTAATCTGCTTTTCTATCCACCAAAGGACAATGTAACTTAACTGTTATGTTGTCCTTTTTTTATGCCTATCACAAACGTAACACCCTATTTGGGTGGAAGACGTACCTAAAAATAAATCTTGTAAGCCTATTGACACCCCCATTCCGTCAAGTATACTTAGTAAACATTCGTTATGTTTATGGAGTACATCAATGGCAACACCCGAGTCAAAAGTCAAGGCATCAGTAGTCAAACTACTCAAGGCTAACGACGCGTACTATTTCTTTCCTGCCACTGGTGGCTTCGGTCGCAGTGGTGTGCCCGACATTGTCTGCTGTCTACGCGGTAAGTTTGTTGGCATCGAATGTAAAGCTGGCACAAACAAACCAACCGAATTACAACTGCGCGAACTACACAAAATAAATAAAGCAGGTGGCTTAACCTACGTTATCAACGAGACAAACGTAGATTTAATCGCCAAATTGATGGACGTGGCAGGGAACTGGTCAGAGCCCCACGATAGCCTCGAGGAGAACCAAAATGTTTGACATAGAAAGACTTGAGCGATTATGCAAACTAATCGAAAGCGTAAACGACGAGCACGTTTATAATCTGTTGGTTGGAGTTTTAGAAGCAGAACTATACGAATACCTAGACAAATATTTATTACGACACGAGGTAGTAACACTATGCGATTAAATGAGTTTGATGCTGAAGTAGAAGAAAGCCGAGACCGTATATGCAAATTTATACAGGGCAAGAAAGATGTGATAATGATAACGTGTTCAACTGAATTGAACATTCCCGTAGTAAAGATGAAGCACTATATGGAATGGCTTGCGCTACGTGGTTTCTTAGTACGACGTAAGGTTACTACACAAGGCAGACGTCAATACGCTTACAACGAAGGCACACCGTATATCAAACGGGAACAACCTACGGAACAAGTAGAAGAAGAGGTGCCACCACACGTTAGAGTAATACGATTGGTGGATAGACCATACGTAAACCCCGAACCAAACAAGCGCACAACTAGACGTGGTACGGTAGCAATAGGTAGTAGCATGAATATGTTTGGAGCGTGGTAATGAAAGAGAAACATTATATTAAGTTAGGGAATTTTATTACCAAACTAGCAACACATGACCTACCCCCCGCAGAAAAAGGTAGGGTGATTGAGGGGATTTACTTATCGCTAGAGAAAGAAGCAGAACGAGATGCGAGGGACGAAGCTAATGGCAAATATGGTAATTGAGTACATTCAGTGCTACTGGCAAGCATTTGGGTTAGGTATGTTATGTATGTTTATGATAGGAGAATGGAATGAGCGACGGAATGACAGACATGAGGGAAGAAGAAAACGCATTAGCTAAACAGATAGGCGGAAGCCACTATGCAAGCATGAAGATACAACCGGTTGAGTTTATTGCCGCGAATAACTTAGGCTTCTTAGAGGGCAACATAGTTAAGTATGTATGCCGACACCACGCTAAGAACGGCGCCGAGGACATCAAGAAAGCATTGCACTACTGCGAGTTGTTGTTACAGACTAAATACGGAGCAAACAAATGACAGAAGAACAAATCGAAACAACATTAAAGGCTATGCACGAAGGGCTACTAGGTATGCAGGCTAGGCTTGATGACCACCAAAAAGTAATCGAGCAACTGATGCTTGTAATGCAAAACTTAACGTCGGGGCAGGTACCGAACGGATTTAGACAACCAAAGAAAGGACACTAGTATGACAAATAAACGAACGATGCCAAGATGGGTATGGTGGAAGAAAGGCGAGTGCGTAGTTGAAGTAATTAAAACAGGGCACTTTCCGACATCTATCATAGGCAAGTTACCTAGTGGCAAAGAGTCAGAGATAGATATTGATGAACTTGATATACACAACAACGAGGTGGAACTATGAAAATCACATTAGACTTAACAGACTCAATACAATTAGCTGATGCACTGGACGCTATCGTGTTGGCACATTTAAAAAGCAGTAGGGACGGTATGAATGAATGGACAGCCGTGCACCCCGACGACATAAAGATGCAAAAGAAAGTAACTAAAGCATATAACGTATTGATTAAATATTATGGAGGTTCAGATGCCGTGTAATCAAGATTGTGAGCAAGGCCGTAAGTGTGACTGCGATAGAAGTGGGGATAGAGCCGTAGTGATTGTAGTAACGTTACTACTTGTAGCTATTGTTTCTATGGGATTTGGATTTTATAAACTTTTAAGTGGAAACACAGGACAGGACTGCGCTGTGACGTTGCAGTTTGATAATAACGTTAAGGCAACTTATATAGGTAAGACTGTTTGATATACCAAACATTTGATATATCACTTTTTTGCGTTTAATTCGTACGAGACAAAAAAGTTTGTGTTGAATAAACGGTTTAAAATTACACACAAGTCTACACTATTAGTTTAGTTTTGAACTAAAAGCGCTCACATAGTGTACAAACAGACAAAAATGTAAACCATAGGATACAGATATGAAAATAGAATTGATAGGCGACATAATCGACCAACCCGATGGAAGTGGTATAGCCCAGCTGGACGTGGACGAGGAAGGTAAGATGTACCTAATGCAACAAGGTTTTGAAGCGTTGATAAGGCGAGGGCTTGATAGGGCTAAGAAGGAGAAAGAAAATGGCATCACGAAATGATGTAACAGGCGACTTAATAAAAAGTCGGAAGAACAGCAAAGAGTTTGAAGATAACTTCGATAAAATCTTTAGGAAGAACAAAGACCCACTGTGCGATGTGTGCGGTAAAAGTTTAACTGCTACAAAAGAATGCGCGTTTACGGGATGTCCCCTTAACTGGGACGAGGCCCGATGCGATGTTATAGGACAGAACGGCCCGACGGGCGACCATTACAACGGAGAAACAGAATGATTACACCAATGAAAACACCTGCGGAAACACAACACTATTTAACGTACGTGCTAAATGGCATTACTTACGTACCACATTACAATAAGGATTGCTACGTATCACCCGGATACGCGGAGCACGCAACGGGGATGGTAGACTCGCAAGGCAATAAGTTTTATATGTCCGACCCAAACAAAGAGTACAGTGCACACGAACTTGAGAAGGCCGGCGCGACTAAGACAGCTATGCTACTATGGACACGCAGTAAATTTAAAGCCTTACGATAATAAAAGGAATACCAAAATGAACTTAAGAACATACATAGTTAAAGCCTTGTACCCACTATGCAGTGATGAGGTAAAAATACTAATCGACCAAATGCAAAGCAGTCCGGATAAGTTTAGGGAAATGTTTGATGACTACCGTCCGGCACATCCGTGGGCTAGAGCGTTAGCCAGTGGCAACTTTGAAATGATTGACCACATAACCTTACGACAACAACTTAAACTAATAAAAGGCGTGTATGCTAAACAGCTAATACTAGAAGGCTTGCTTGCACCTACCCAACAGACAGAGAGCGGAAATAGTTATTCAGCGCCGAGTATGGCAAAGATAATAAAAGAATGGACAAATGACCAACTACAAGCAACTCCGTCAAAGATACACATGAACAAAGCGCAATACGACATAGCTAAAAAGTTTGCGGACTCAGAAGCAGCGAAACAACAACTGAAAGCTAATCTAAAAAAAGCTGCGAGATAATAATGAAGATACTCACGTTAGACTTTGAGACGTACTATGACCGAGAGTACAGTCTGTCTAAGATTACTATGGAAGACTACATCCGTAATGATTTGTTTGAACCCATCGGTGTTTCAATAAAGGAGAATGACAATGCAGCCGTTTGGTTCACCGGAACGCCCTACGAAATTAAGGAGTTCCTACATACGTACGATTGGGATAGTGGTGTACTTGTTGCTCACAACGCTAGTTTTGATGCCTCTATTCTTAGTTGGCATTTTGGGATACGCCCTTATGGTATCTGGGACACGCTGGGTATGGCTAGGGCTATTGATGGGGTCGAAGTTGGGAACAGCTTGGCTAAACTTGCCGACCGATATCATCTCGGTGTTAAAGGGAAGGAAGTACTAGATGCATTAGGTAAACGACGTAGAGACTTTACACCTCGTGACCTAGCACAGTATGGTGAGTACTGTAAGAACGACGTAGAACTAACGTACAAACTGCTACAAGAATTCCTGCCGAAAGTATCGCCCAACGAACTTAAGATTATGGATATCACAACCCGTATGTTCTCGGAGCCTGTACTTGAACTGAATATGCTACTGCTAGAGCAACACTTAAGCGAAGTCAAAGAACGTAAGACGCAATTGCTTGAGGCGGCTAACGCACACAAAGAAATTCTAATGAGTAATCCTAAGTTTGCTGAGTTACTGCAATCTATGGGGGTGACTCCACCAACTAAACTTAGTCCTGCTAACGGCAAAGAAACGTGGGCATTTGCTAAGTCTGACGCGGAATTCAAAGAACTGCTTGAGCATCCCGATGACCGAGTGCAAGCATTGGTCGCAGCTAGGCTAGGCACCAAATCAACACTAGAAGAAACGCGTACAGAACGTTTTATCAACATAGCGAAGAGAGGTAGTCTACCGGTACCCTTGAGATACTATGCCGCACATACTGGGCGATGGGGTGGAGACGACAAGCTTAACTTACAGAACTTACCCGCACGTGGTACGAACGCATTAAAGAACTCAATACTTGCCCCGGATGGATACGTTATTATCGACGCTGACTCGTCACAGATTGAAGCCCGAGTACTAGCGTGGCTTGCAGGGCAGGTTGACCTAGTAGATGCGTTTGCTAAGAACGAAGACGTGTACAAGATTATGGCGAGTAGTATATACAATAAACCAATCGACTCTATTACTAAGCAAGAACGGTTCGTAGGTAAGACAACTATTCTAGGGTCGGGTTACGGAATGGGCGCTGAGAAGTTTCAAGCGCAACTGCAAGGGTTCGGTACCGTTGTATCCTTAGCCGAATGTACGCGCATCATAGATGTTTACCGCAAGACCTACCCAATGATACCGCAACTGTGGAAACAAGCAGGTCGGTGTCTAGATGCGATGATACGCGGAGTGATTAATCCGATCGGAGTTCAGCCTCAAGCATTACGTATGGATAGCGAGAATGGGTTCGTGTTACCGAACGGCTACTTCCTGTCATACCGTGACTTGCGTAAAAACGGGACTGAGTATGTGTACAAGGCGAGAACTGGTTATACGCGCATTTACGGGGGTAAGGCCGTAGAAAATCTGTGTCAAGCTGTTGCGCGGTGCGTAATTGGTGAGCAGATGATACGCATGAGTCAGAAATATCGTGTAGTATTGACTGTTCACGATGCGGTAGCTTGTGTCGTACCCGAAGCTGAAGCTGAAGAAGCGCAGAAGTACATAGAAGAATGCATGCGTTGGACTCCGGAGTGGGCCACTGGCCTACCTCTGAACTGCGAGTCCGGCATTGGTAAAAATTATGGAGAATGCTAATGGCACAACATAAATGGCACAAAGAAATTAAAGCGTGGGCTGATGGCGCAGAAATTCAATTTTTAGATGGAGTTGTATGGCTTGATGCTGGTGACCCTGAATGGAATTATGATTGCACTTACCGCATTAAACCACAGCCTAAAGAGCCACAGTATATAAATGTATATGGGTGGCTAGAAAACGGAAACATAACATTTAAACAATATGGTCCATACCTAGGCAAAATTAAATTGGAGAACGACGATGGCAACTAAGCTAGAGAAACCCGTCACACGGGAAACAACAGTCATCGAGAAAATGGTGCCACTAATAGTTACGCTTAGGGCTAACCAAACGATGGGATTTAAGTTAAAATTTAAGCAAGAAGAAATAATCGTCGATATAGAAACCTTGTATCGGTTCGCAAAGCAGCAGGCTATAACAGGGAACGCAAGAGTGATATAATGAAATATACTCCGAAGAGCATAGAGACTTACTTAACGTATCTAGATTACTTAGATGCGTACAGGCAAGAGGCAATACCGTTAGTGCACTCGGCTAACTACGACTTTGACCTAGAACATAAGTTAGTAGAACAATGCGAAGCCGGAGACTATATTCATGCTGTTGAATCCCCCATTAGAGATGCCGAATGACAAATTATACGTGGTCGTACTCGTCGATGTCGACGTTTCAGCAATGCCCTAGGAAGTACTATCGATTAAAAGTAGTTAAGGATATTAAGGAACCCGAAGCAGAACATCTGATTTACGGTACCGAAGTACACAAAGCTGCCGAAGAATACGTACGGGATGGCAAAGCGATACCGGAGAAGTACGCGTACATCAAACCACAAGTAGATGCATTGATGCAGATTGATGGGGACAAGCATTGCGAAATAAAAATGGGGCTAACCAAAGAACTAGATGCATGTGAGTTCTTTGACCCGAAAGTATGGTGGCGTGGTATAGCTGACTTACTTATCGTAAAAGGAAACGATTGTTTCCTTATTGACTACAAAACAGGGAAGTCTGCACAGTATGCGGATACCAAGCAGTTAGAGTTGTTATCGCTTGCTGTGTTTAGACACTTCCCCGAAGTAAAACGTATTAAGGCTGGGTTACTATTCGTTGTATCTAAAGAGTTCGTACAGTCAGAATATGCATTAGAAGGACAGAGGGACGGTTGGACGTACTGGATTGGTGAGACGGGTCGCCTAGAGTCATGTTATGAGAATGACACGTGGAACCCCAAGCCTAACTTTACTTGCCGTAAGTTCTGTCCAGTTACTGACTGTGAACATAACGGAAAGAGTGGGAGATGATATGCCATACGTAAACAAAAAACGTCCATACAAACATGAGTGGGAAATGCAACAACAGCGTGACGAGAAACCATCTCGTGCAGCTAGAGAACGCGCTCGCTACACGATGGATAAGACAAGTGCAGACAAGAACAAGAACGGTAAGGCAGACAAGCGGGAAGGAAAAGATATTGACCACATCGTTCCGCTATCTAAAGGAGGCTCTAATACTACGAAGAACCTGCGGATTAGAAGTGCTAGTAGCAACCGGTCGTATAGCCGAAACTCAGACCATACGGTTAAGGTAAACAAACCAAAGAAAAAATAAAAATGGATATAATCGATAATAAATATCTAGTAGTAAAAACGAGAACCCCAGAACGAATAACAGAAACAATAGCAGGTAGCGAAGTAATAGGAGAGAACGAAGGCGTACATGCAGTACTAGTTAACTGGACATTGGAAGATGCCCAGAAGCTTAAGCGCCTTAAGTTTAAGAACGTACCCTCACCTATCAACCGTGACTATTCGTGGCCGGGTGTGTTCCCTCCAATGGAGCATCAACGTGATACTGCGTCGTTCCTCACGATAGCCAAACGGTCTTTCTGCTTTAACGAACAGGGGACAGGCAAGACTGCGGCAGCTATCTGGGCTTCAGACTATTTGCTGAATCAAGGCAAAATACACCGCGTATTGATTGTCTGTCCTCTATCTATCATGCAGTCCGCGTGGCAGGCTGACCTATTTAAGTTCGCTACTCACCGCAAGGTTGGGATTGCACACGGTATACGTGAGAAACGTAAGCAGGTTATACAAGGTCCTTACGAATACGTTGTCATAAACTATGACGGCATTGAAATCATTCAGAAAGAGATTAGAGCAGGTAAGTTTGACCTAGTCATAATCGATGAAGCCAATGCGTATAAGAACGTAAGCACTAAACGCTGGAAGGCTATGCAATCCTTACTCGGCCCCGACACGTGGTTGTGGATGATGACAGGTACACCAGCTGCTCAGTCTCCCGTAGACGCTTACGGCCTAGCTAAACTATGTGTCCCCGAGAATGCACCACGTCACTTTGGCCAATACAGAGACAGCGTACTACAACAGCTAACTCGGTTTAAGTGGGTTCCAAAACCGAATTCATCTGCGGTCGTGCACAACATGCTCCAACCTGCTATTCGGTATACTAAGGAAGAATGCTTAGACTTACCCGACCTAGTGTTCGTTGAGCGTCAAGCACCACTATCATCACAGCAACTCAAATACTACAAGCACATTAAAGAGCAGTTCGCTATGACCGCTAGTGGTGAGGAAGTGTCCGCAGTAAACGCAGCTGCCCAACTAACTAAGCTATTGCAGATATCATGTGGCGCGGTGTACAGCGACAGTGGCGCAGTAGTAGAGTTTGATGTGTCCAACCGACTACATGTAATCGAGGAAGTAATCAACGAGGCTAGTCACAAGGTACTCGTGTTCGTGCCGTTCAAGCATGCGATTAACTTACTGCATGACCACTTAAAGAAAGCACACATTAGCTGTGATGTGATCTCGGGTGATGTATCAGTGACACGTCGTACGGACATATTCCGTAGGTTCCAAGAGTCACCAGACCCACAGGTACTTATCATACAGCCACAGTCAGCAGCCCACGGGGTTACATTGACCGCAGCTAACGTAGTAATTTGGTACTCACCTGTAACGTCAATCGAAACATACTTGCAAGCAAACGCCCGTATTAACCGTAAAGGGCAGAAGAATTCAATGACCGTAGTTCACATTGAGGGCAGTAGCGTAGAGCGCAAATTGTATAAGATGCTCACGCAAAAACTAGGTGTACATAATCAGCTAATTGATTTATATAATAGCGAAATAAATACTTGACACAGTATACTTAGTGTAGTCTAATTAGAAAACGGACAAAGAGCCGTATGATTAACCAACCAAAATGAGGAACCACAAATGGATGCAGATGCAGAATCACTTGTCTCCGCGTATATCAATATACGTGACGAACGAGACAGAATAATTAGTCAACAAAAACAAGCACTTAAAGAGCTTGAATTACAATTAGAAGCCGTCAGTAAAGCCTTGCTAGAAATATGCAAAGAGAATAAACTAGATGGTTTCCGCACCGACTTTGGCACCGTTTCACAAATCACTAAGACCGAATACTGGACTAATGATTGGGACTCTTTATACAGATTTATTAAAGAAAACGATGCATTTCACTTACTTCATAAACGGGTTAACCAATCCGGTATGAAGGAGTTTTTAGAAGAAAACCCTGATTTACACCCTGCAGGATTAAATGTAGACCAAGAGTATTCTATTCGCGTAACTCGCCCACGTGGCGCATAAGGAGCAGTACAAATGAGTGACTTAACAATTTTCCAAAACAATTCAGTACCCGATTACTTACGTGATGTAGGCGTATCTGACCTTACTAAATCCTTGCTTAGCAATTCTGGTGGTGGCGGTGGTAGCAAACGTATCTCACTTCGCGGTAAAAAGTTCCGCCTAGTTGTTGATGGCGAAGAACTATCTACATTAAAAGCTGAGTCATTAGACGTAGTAATTGTGAATGCTACTAAAGACATTTCACGTACATTTTATTCTAAAGCATATGACCCTAAAGCCGATGCAGTTCCACCTGACTGTTGGTCTAAAGATGGCGTAGCACCTGACCCAACTGCATCTACAAAACAAGCACTTAAGTGTGACGGTTGCCCACAAAACATTAAGGGTTCTGGACAAGGTAACAGCCGTGCTTGCCGCTTCTCTAAACGTCTAGCTATTGCACTTGCTGATGATGTTGCTGGTGGCGTGTACCAACTAACCTTACCATCTGCATCTATCTTTGGTGACGGTGAGAAAAACCAAATGCCGTTCAACAAGTTTGTTAAATACGTTGGCTCACAAGGCTACAGTATTGATACGCTAGTAACGACTATGTCCTTTGATGAAGACAGCGATTCACCACGCGTGTACTTCGATGCTAAACGATTCTTAAATCAAGAAGAGTACGCAGCTACATCTAAGTTAGGTAAGTCACAAGAAGCTATCAATGCAATCACAATGACTGTATCTCAGACTGACCACGTATCTGCTCCTGCAATCGCAGCGCCGAAACCAAAACTAGTAGCACCTGCTATGGAAGAGGAAGAAGTAGAACCAACCGTTCGCAAATCAGCTAAGACAGAAGATAAGCCAGTGTCTTCTAAACCTGATTTAGGTGACATCTTAAGTAAGTTCGCAAAAGTAAGTACAGCAGTAGATGATGAATAAAGATAATCGAGGCTACAGTAGTCGTATCGTGAGTGCTAATTCACTTGCGAGTATCGACAGCCTCGGTGTTCTTCTAGGTAGGTACTGCATTGTTAACGATATCCCAGCTAGTGAGGTATCCGAAGCAATGTCAGTATCTAAGATGACTGTATACAAGTGGTTCACTGGCAAAACAATACCACGCAAGTCACAGGAAGAACGTATCCGAGACATGATTTCAGACTTAATACTTATATAAACAACGAACGGAATTCTTATGGCAACTACAGACCTATTAGGGCAAGTACTAGATGGGCAGGGATGGTACTGCATCGTCGGCTTAAAGGCTGGTACTCCGAAGCAGGAGTTTGTTGCTACATTGGAAGAAGCATCAGATTCAATTGAGATACTACTCAAACAAAATTATGATGTTTACTTTGCTTGCGCCAAATACGAAACCGAAGGTAAACGCACTCAGGATAATGTGAAATCCCTGAAGTCGTTTTGGTTAGACGTAGACTGTGGTGTAGGCAAACCGTATGCAAATCAAGCAGAAGGCATCGAAGCACTATACAAATTCTGCGGTGAAGTATCATTACCTATTCCTACTATCGTTGATTCAGGTAGGGGTGTCCACGCATACTGGATACTGGAGCAGGCTGTTGATAAAGCATCGTGGAAACCTGTTGCAGAAAGAATAAAGCAACTGTGTGCAGAACATAAATTCGAAGCTGACGCTGCGGTTACGTCTGACGTAGCACGGATACTTCGTGTACCAGAGACGTTCAACTACAAGAGCAATCCACCGCTCCCAGTTAGTATTGTTTATACGTCAACAAGTATTACCTATGACGAGTTCAAACACGCTGTCGGCGCGTTGCTTACACCTATTGGGGATTTCCAATTTACCCGTAAGCCAAACGCATTGACTATGTCGTTGATGGGCAACAAAGAGTCTAGGTTCTACACAATCATTGAACGAACAATGGAAGGAGATGGTTGCAATCAGTTAGCACATGTAATACAGAATGCAGCGACAATCAGCGAGCCACTATGGCGAGCAGGGTTATCAATCGCTAAGTTTTGTAACGATAACGAACAAGCTATTCACATTGTGTCTGACGGTCATCCCGACTATACAAAAGAAGCAACAGAAGCAAAGGCTGCAATTATCCAAGGACCTTACAAGTGCGATAAGTTTGACGCACTAAACCCGGGGATATGTAGTGGCTGCAAATATAACGGTAAGATTAAATCACCTATTGTTTTAGGCAACGAAGTTGTAGCGTCAGACGATACGCATGTAGTGGCATCAGATAAAGCCGGTGCCGTAACTGTGTATGACATACCACCTATACCAGACCCATACTTTCGGGGCAAGGTTGGCGGTATATACAAGATGCCTTTCGACGAGGAAGAAGAAGCAGTACTGATTTACGCTCACGACTTGTTTGTGGTCAAACGACTTAATGACGAATTCAAAGCTGGGGAATGCTTGCTCATAAGGCTGCATCTACCTAGAGATGGAGTACGCGAGTTTACAATGCCCGCATCAGATATTGGGTCAAAAGAAAAACTAAGAGAAAGGTTGGCACACTACGGCGTTATTGCAATGCCTAAGTCTATGGATCATATTATGGCTTACGTCATATCCTGTGCTAACGAATTACAACATAAATATGAGGCAGAAATTATGAGAAACCAATTTGGATGGGCCGACGATGACAGCAAAATCATCTTAGGTACTAAGGAAATAAGCGCCGATGCAACTCGGTATAGTCCACCGTCAGCAGCTACTGAGAAGTTAGCTAGATGGATGGAACCAAAAGGCTCCCTAGAAGAGTGGAAGAAAATAGTAAACGTGTATGACATGCCTGGCTTTGAGCCACAAGCATTTGGTTTCTTTGCTGGATTCGGCGCGTTGTTCATGAAGCACATTCACTTACGTGGTGCCATCATTAACTTGATTAACAGTGAGTCAGGTACCGGTAAGTCAACCGTATTAAAGATGTGTAACTCAATCATTGGGCATCCTGATGAGTTGATGTCACAGTGGAAAGACACGCACAACCACAAGATGTTCCGACTAGGTCTATTTAATAACTTTGCATTTACGTGCGATGAAGTTACTAAGATGACAGGCGACGAGTTCTCAACCTTTGCCTATGCTATCTCACAAGGTCACGGTAACAACCGAATGAAAGCAGCAGAGAACGAGGAACGCAAGAACGACACCACGTGGTCTACTATCGGGCTATGCAGCTCTAATGCGTCCTTCTACGACAAGCTACTCTCACTTAAGTCTACCCCTGATGGTGAGATGATGCGTCTGATTGAGTACAAAGTTAGTAGGACTGATAACCTTACCAAAACTCAGGCCGACGACATATTCGGTGGGTTGTACGACAACTACGGATGGGCAGGTCCAATATTCAGTCAGTGGGTTGTAGGCAACTTGTCATCTGCATTAGAAGTACTAGAAGGTGTGCAGAAACAGATTGACGAAGCTGCGGGATTAACTAGCCGTGAGCGGTTCTACTCAGGTACCATAGCTGCAATCATTACAGGTGGTCTAATCGCTAAGCACATTGGTCTGATTGATATTGACGTAGCACGAGTTCGTGATTGGGCTATCAATATGATTAAGAACATTCAGAATAATGTTAAGGCACCAGACATCACAGGTGACAGCACACTGGGTGAGTTCATCAACGAGCATTGGTTCAGCGTGTTGGTAATTAACAATGAAGCAGACCAACGTACTGGTATGCATGCAATGCCGATTCTAGAACCACGCAGGGAACTGGTCATACGCATCGAGCCCGACACCAAAAAAACTTACATCACGTCAAAACACTTACGCGCATTCTGCACGGCCAATCAGGTTTCGTTTACTGATTTGATTGACCAACTTAAGAAGACTGGTGCATGCGAAGGTGAACGCAGGAAGCGTATGTCAAAAGGCACACCGATTGATTCGAGTCCTGTTCACGTACATATCTTTAACGAGAAACTAATTAACCCTGATGCTTTTGTTTCGGCTTTGATTATTAAAAACGATGCAACTCCAGACGAAGACGCTCGAGATTGAGTGGACGAAGTTTAAGCCTTATGCTTCTTTCTTTATACCTTGCCTGAATGTCAAAGATATGCGTCGACAAGTAAGAGCAGAGTGCAAACGATTGAAGTATAAGGTGCTGATTAAAGTAGTTACAGAAAATAGAATACGTGGAATACGTGTATGGAGATTACTGGACGCTATTGACTCTCGTTGAACAATGTTGATATACTTCAGAAGTCCGAGAGGACTTCATTTTGGTATTCTCATTTTAACCCCTACTTCGGTAGGGGCTTTTTTTATCACTCTTCTTCGTCGGCCGCGTATCCAGTTTGCTCTTCTGCAATGTCTCGGAAGTTTTTATTGACGTTTAACCCGCCTAATTCGTCTGACATTGCCCTAGCTTTTGCACGTTTTTTGATTGATGAACGAATCGTAGAAGCCTTAATTGCAGCCCAATCGTTGGCGTCATTGAAATCTTCGATCTTTGCCAATACCTTTGCCTCACCATCTTCGTCTTCGCGCTCTATAGCCATCGCTAAGAAGTTTAGTAGGTCCTGACGGCGCTGCATCACCGCTTGCTCGCTAGATTTGGCTTCTATGTTAGCAGCTTGCCTTTGAGCGAGCCTTTCTGGAGTAAAACCTAGCATTTGCTTGAATGCTTCTGGTCCAGAGATGTCTTCTATCAAGGTATCACCCTTCATAGTCAATGCACCTTCGCTAGCAAGACGAGAACCAGCTAATAAATTCTTAAATGCACCCGGTGCTATCGCTTCAAACGCACGTTCTGTATTTCCGTCGTTGTATCGTTTAACTGCTTCAGCGCCATTTACTAGTAAGCCAACAGTTGGGCCTAGTAAGTTAAGGATTGTTTGGTTTACCATTTCAACTTCGTCGTTATTTTTTCTAGTATCACGGAACCACATATCAGGCAAGTTAGTGCTCATACGATCGGCTAGTGATACACCAGTAAGTTGTGGGATTACTCCACGTGAAATTGAATCGCCAACGAACCCACCGAATGTATTGTTCATCATGTTCTTGAAGTCGTTGTCTACATCGAACGGTAACTCATCGTTTCCGAATACAGCATTGAACGCTTTTGCCATACCAGAGTACATCCACCAAATTGGTAGGCCAGCTGCACCGGCAAATACAAATGACATACCCATCATCAACGCAAATGTTTTACGTGCTTGAGCGCGAAGTTCGTTTGCGTCTTGGGCGTATTTGGTTGCTGCCTCTTCGCCATATAAACTTGCAAGCTCGTCAAACTCTGCTTTAGATACATCTGCAGTTGCTTCGTATGCTGTACGCATTAATAGGTAAGTCATGTGCTGTGCGTATTGTTTGAATGCAAGTAACACTTTAGCTAAGTTGCCTTGCATATAACGAGGCTTGTTATACGTAGCGTAGTCAAACATAGTCTTCCACGTTAAGTCAGAAGCTTCTTTAACTGCAGCCTCAAAGTTACCGCCGTTCTTTTCATAAGCTAAATCAAACGCAGCCATTGCTGTAATCTCGCGGTTGAACCGTTCTGCTTTATGGAATGGGAACGTAGCAATCTGCATAATCTTACCCCAGCGACCTGTGTAGTCTAAGCTAGGGTTTTCTGATAATGCAGCTGCATCGTGGGCTAGTGATTGCTCAAGTAAGTTTTCTGAGAACGCTTCGTATGCTCGTTTCTGTAATGGAGTTAGTTTAGAAGAGCGACCAATAGATGGGGCGTCAAACGGTGCATCATTTTTATACTTATCTGCCGCTTCTTTACCTTGCTCAGATAATATGCGTTTATATTCGGCTTCTGAAAAATCCTTCCAACCAGACCCAGACAACATAGTCATGTACTTAGTAATGGCGCTCCAAGATTTCTTAGTACCGAACTTACCGCCTAGTACAGGAAGTGCAATAGACGGAACCGCCATCATGTTTACAATAGCTGAAGCTGGTGCAGTTAAGTACCACAAGAAGTTGATGTTAGATAGTTTATTAGCTAACCAGCTGGATGGTGGTGGTTTGATTACATTGTCTCTATACTTCCTATTTATCTCAGCTAAGTAGTCATTAAGTACTGCTTTTTCGTCAGCATCATCTAGGGAATCTACCATACTCTTAGCAGCGGCTAGTTGGTCGTCCATTCTAGGTGCGTGTTTAAACCTAGCGTGTTGGTACGCCATATGGAAGCCAGCGTGCTGGAAGCTACGAATCAAGTCATTACTTGCACCCGCTACGTTTTGACGATGCAAGAACATACGTTGCACACTTTGTAGTGGTAGGGTAGTTATGTATAGTTCGCCTAACTGTTCCAAAACTAATTTACGTAGTTCTTCTGGGTCAGTTACGGTCGTGCCACCAATAGTAGACACGATGTCTTTAACTTCCTCATACACAGCACGGTCAGAGAACAAGTCATTAACTAGGTCTGCTTGTTGGTTCCCGTGATTAATCATCGCTGGATTTTTTACTTCCTTGACAATCTGCTCTGTGGTGTACCCTTTTCTACGTAGTGTATTTGCGTAGTCTGCACGAGCTTTAGCAAGGAACTTGTTCTTCGCAGCTGCATCTTCGAACTGCATGTACTTGCGGTTTTTTCCTGTACCGTAACGTACCCAGAACTCGCCGAAACGTTTTAGTGGGAAGTACGGCTCAATACTTTCAGAGAACTTGTTGTCTATGTTAGACCTAGCCGTAGCTTGAAGTGCGTCTACTTGATCCGCGTAGTCTGTAGCCGATGCATCTAACGCAGCGTCCGCTAGTAGTCGGTCGAATTCACGCTCATACGCAATCTTCTTAAACTCTGCTAAGCGTGTCTTGAAGAACTCACGCATCTTAACGTACATGTCTTGCGCAGTCTTACCGCCTTTCATGTTACCTAGCTTGTCCCATTCTTCCTTAACTAACTTGTGGTAGTCAAGTCTATCTTGCTCTTCCTTAGTAGGATTAGCTGGGTCTTTGGGTTGAGGTGCGGGCTTAGTCGGGTCTACTTCTTGCACAGTACTCGTTTGTACAATCTGAGTTAGCTTGTCTACGGTCGCTTTACTTTCACGTTGTAGGTTCATCAACTCTTTGGCAATTTGAGTAGACTCGTGAATTACTTTTGCTCGCTCGCTAGTCATATCCTCAACCGCACGCAAGAACTTAGATATCTGCGGTATCTTAGACATGAACTCCATCTCGCCTGTCTCTGGGTTTCTTCCGTATACAGTGCCGATTAGTTCGTCCATTTGACGTAGTGTGAATGCACCTAGCCAATGCTTACGTGTTTGCGTATTCATAGTAGACAAGGCTTGTGACATCTTGTCCTTGATGTCTTCCCACTTAGTGTTGTTTCTAATTAGGTCGTTAAGTATTTCTGTCGGCTTACTGCGCTCAGCACTGTTGCTTTCAAACATACCCTTGTTGCGCTTAGCATACAAAGGGGCAGCAATAACAAAGGACTTACCCTCATCTGGTGCACCAAATAATGTATTTACGTTAGCCATAGTGCTTGATAGCACGTTGTCATACCCGAACATTTCTAGGCAGTACTGTACAAATTTATCCCATAAGGACATGTTGCTTTGCTTGTACTTAATGCCTTTAAGAAAATCTTGAAACTTACTATTAGTAAATGCCTCTGCAATAAACTCATGCACGTTAGTTACACCGTAATAGTTAGTTCCTTTTGCTTCTTTTTTAGCCAATGCATATAGTTGCTTAAGCTCATACACTGCAGCTTGCTGCGTACTCGAGTAGAGTGTCGGATTATTTACTATACGAGCGGTAGCCGCATGCATAACCTCATGTAATATAGTGTACGGAGTAACCCCGTATCGCTTAGGGTCTGACCTTAACATTATCGAATTAGAGTTTGGATAGTACGCCCCTCTACTGTCTTCGGAATCAAGGGCATTTGCTATCTGTTGCTTTAAATCTTTGATTATATCCTTAGCAGCTCCAGGTATTTCTACCCCTTCAAGGTTCTTAACTATCACATTTGCGTAATGAAAGCGTCCTAAATTAGACTTAGCATTATCCCATCCCCGCATTATGTCATATACATTTTCGTTAGGGTACACCGCGTCTAATAACATACTTAATAAGTTTCTCGATTGTGGGGTATAGTCCTCAAGTATAGTTTCAATATTATCAATACCGATAGCGGTGTATAAGTTTAGTTCAGCTAATCGTGCTGCTAGCCTACGTTGATATGGAGATGGGGAAGTAGATGCAATAGTAGTAAGTACGCCGTTCAAGTTATTGTTTAAAATATGCATTTTAGCGACTGGGTGCAACGGCGCTAGCATCATCTGACTACGTTCTTTATCCGCTGGGGATAGTAGTGCCCTACCATTTTTCGTATCTTCCGCTGCTACGTAGTCCGCGACGGTTTCGGCTTCGGACTCTTTAGTTTTCTGTATTTCTTGGAATGCTTTATATCCTTCGTATTGCTTCTTATAGGCACGAAGATACTTGTCAAACTTTTTGGCACTTTCAAGAGCGTTGTTATTTAACCACTCTTGGAATTGCAAGGCCGAATCCTTGCCTTGACCACGGTATAGTTGGTTGCGTGGAGTGTTAACAGATATATCAAATGCAGCTGAACGTAATGCTAAATCTAAACCATAGTTACTAAAGTAATTGTAAGCAGCTTGTTCTTGTTCGTCGTATTGGGACCTAGGTTTTTTGCGTAAGCTACGTACCGCTTCATCCGCTTGCTTGTACGCACTGGAAGATTTGGTGATACCTAACCCAGCTAACTCAGCTTCGGCAACGTGGTCTTGGAATGCGTCGGATAATTTCTTAACGCCTTCGTAAGTGGTTAAGTCTGGTAGACGAGTGTAGTCGTTAAGTACTCGTGTTTGGTCTTCTGCAGATAAGTTGTTTATGTTATCTAATGCAGCTTGCTTACTAGGGCGGTCTGTAGCCGCGTACTTATCAAAGAATGAATCAATCACTCCCTTAGAGTAAGCTAATTGTTCCGCAGAAGAATCGTCTACGTATAACTCAGCAATCTGGTCTAATAGCCCACCCATACGACTGCCATCTGCTTCTTGCTTACCAAACAACGCTGCTTGCTGCTTTTCTCTTTCGGCTTCGCTAGTAGAACGCGGTTTAAACCGAGATAAGAATTGTTGTAGTGGGGCAGCTGATGTATCAGTAGTAAAGCCAAACTTAGGCGCTTCTACTTTTGGTGGGGTGTACTCACCTTGTTGTTCTTGCGTAAAGTCTAAACCTTGCTGGCCAATAGTAGGTGGTTTTACTGCAGCTTGACCTTCTGGTGCCACAGGCATTTCTTGATTGAAGTCGAGACCTTGTTGCTGAGCGAATAGCGGTGCTTGAAACCCGGGTTGGATTGTCTGTGCTTTCTCTCTAGCAATCTTAAGTTCTTCTAGCGCCTTCTCGTACGCGGCTTCGTCTTTGTTAGCGATTGCGTCGTTAACTTTTTGACTAGCTAGTTTAAATTCTTGCTGCACATCTTCGGCAGCTGGCATTGATGGCGCTTCTTGACGTGTGGGGGGTGTGTATGGGTCTATTTGCTGTAAATACTTTGAGTATCCGTTAGCGTCTAAACTTAAGGCTAAATTATTGTATAGTCTTTCAGCTACTTCAGGGTTAGTTGTGTCAGCATCATTAAATTCTCTGCTGTGAAATACGTCCATTACGGTACCAGCATAGTTAGTGTCCCCGAAAAAAGGACTATCTCTATCTGGAGAATATGCTTCTTTGCCTATTGTATTAACTAATGCAACATAGTCTTTTTTGTGTGATTCATCCTCACGACGTGAAAACAACGGGAAGCCAGTCTTCTCATCAAGCATTGTGTCGCCAAACGGATGTTCCGCTTCGCGTTTAGCATCACGTTCTTGTGCAGTTAGTGTCTTAGATAGATATTTTTCTTTAGCCTTTTTTTCTTCTTCCATTGCAGCTAAGTCTACAGCTGATGGGGCAAAGGGACTTTCTCCTGCATCTTCATCGTCTTGTTCTTCAAACAGGCTCTTACCTGCTTTTGATTCTTCTTGAGTAGCAGCTAGCTGGTCTTTTTTCGCTTGTGCTTTTATATTGGCATTAGTAAGTGCTTGAGATGCGCCTGCACCCCCACCACCCATAACGAGTGCAGCCATTGCACCAGTAGCACCAGCTTCAGCAACGTTCTCGTCCCACGGTTTGCCTGTAGCAACGTTCATTGATATCTGTTCTTGCATTGATTGAGGGAGTTCCTCAAATACAGACTCTGCCAACGCACCTTTAGCTGCGGCTTTAAGTATAGATTGTTTCTCCGCGTTCTTAGCTAGGTCTTTAACACCACCCGCCATTAGCGTATCAACATCAGACACACCAAATCTAGCAGCCATCTTGCCGCCGAATATGCCTAGCCCACCTGTAAGTACGCCACTAACACCTGATATAGCCGCTTGTTCGGGAGAAATTAAACCTGATTTATCTTGCTGACGTATAGATTCGGCTGTAGACCCGGCACTGATTGCACCTTCGCCAGCTGCACCAGCATATAACGCAGCTTTTTCTCCCGCCTTTTCAGCTAATGTAGGAAGTGCTTTCATACCAGCACGGGCTAAGCCAGCGCCACCAACCATAGATGGAAGTGACTCTGCTACTGTACCAACTAGTGCGGATGGGTTTTCAAGTAGTGCACCAGCTGTAGGTAAGAACCCTTTAGCTGCGGCTACTTTTTCTTGTGCTAGTTTAGCTTCTGGAGATTTTAGTGACTCTAGGTATGCTTGCGCATCTTTTGTTGTACCGCCGAATATAGCTTTCTCGGCAATCTCAGCACCACGACCTGCGTGACCCATAGTAGGAATATCAGCGATACCTAACGCTGCTTCACCTAACCCAACAACACCTTGAGCTGTGCTAAGTCCTACGTCACCGACACGACGCATAAAGCTGGATGGTTCTGCTGGAGCTGCGGCAGGTGCTTGTGGCTTAGCTGCACTAGGAAGAATATTAGTCTGTATTGCCTTAACTATATCCTCATGACTCATCGAGTCGGGAAAGTTAACTTGACCAACTCCAGGGACGTTTACTATCGGCATACCCTACTCCTACTAACTTATTGTTCCTGATGTAGGGTCGTATTGTAGCACACCTGCTGGAGCTGAAGCTAATGTAGACTTAGCTAATCCTAGTTGCTGATTGAAGTAATCGTTATACATTTTTTTAGCCGCATCAGGGTTAGTTTTTAGCAATTCTTTGTACGCCTTAGCACCAGCTCCACCTGACGCAAAGTAGTTAGACGTAATTTCTAACGCTTTAGTACGTAGGGTACTATCATTAACAGCAGAGGTAGACTTAGCGTCAGAGATTGCGTCTGTGATTAGTTTGTTTTTACCTACGCCATCTGCATTTTTATACGCATCGCTTTGCTCAAGGTTAGTAAGTACTGTATTAAACAGTTCCGGTTTATTAGCAATCATGCGTTGTGTGTCCGCACTAAATGCACTTACGTTTATTTGCTGAGCTTGTAACTTAGCAGAAAGTTCTGCACGGGCATTTTGACCTGCTTCGTTTGCTTTGTTTGTTTCTAATGAGAATTTACGTCCTACATGTGTATCTTGCAACTGAGCATCTGTTTTAGCGTACTCACGTTTAGCATTGCGGTAATCTTTTGTTTGCTCTTGCAAGTTACGTAAGTCAGCATCTGCACCAGTTTGACGGAACTTATTCTGTGCGTCCATCATTGCAAACTCACGCTCGTTAACTTTCTCTTCTTTATCTTTAAGTTTACCTAAGGTTCCAATTAACTCTTTACCTGCGGGACCTGAAGCTTGACTAAAATTGGTTATTGCATTTTGACTTGTACCACCAGCAGCACCGAAACCTAAGTTCATTAGGAATTCACCGATGGCCTGGTCTTTACCTTTGGTCTTAAGTTCTTCTTTTTGTGCCCTAATATTTTCTAGGCCGGTATTGTACAAGTCCTCGTTTACGTTTTCTGCTGTATACGCATCTTTACGTGATGTTCGAATGCCTGATAATGTTGGAGCCTCGCCAACCATCTCATCTCTGTCTAGTGTAACTCTATCTGGAACAGTTACGTCAGAGAATGCGTTTTTTAAACCAGTCGTAATGCCGCCAGTAGGTGCAGGTGCCACCGGTTTTTGTTTTTGCGGAGTATCAAACTCTTGCATAAAGTTTGGCGTATCATAGCTGCCCTGATAGTTAGCAAAGTATTCTTTTCGCCTTGCTTCATAATCACTTAGTGGTACATTACCAGCTCCGCCTTGTGGAGATGCAACTGGAACTGGGTTAGCAGCTACTTTGGTACTCGCTGCTGGACCTCTCTTAATTTCTGTTTTCCCAGTTTTTACATCAGTTACCTTGATAGCGTCTAGTCCGTGAGGGGCTTGAATCTTACCTTCAAATGCAACTTGTAGTTCTGTCGGTAAGGCTTTGTACTCAGATGCTGTAATAGTGCCGTACGGATCAAACCCAGATTGCACAAGTGACCCTTCCGGACCAGCAAACGCAACAATGCCACCACCTGCCATAGTCTCTTCAGAGAACATTGAGTTGTCTTTAAGCGGTATGCCTGCAATACCAGGACTAACTTCCGCAACAGTTTGCTCAGCCACAGATTCGGTAGGTGCTTCTTCTTTAGGTGCTGCAGATTTGCGAAGAAGACTACGACGAGATATCTCAGATAGCGCTAAGTAGGAAGGTACTTGACCGTCTGGGTTTTGCACATACCCAGCTAAGGTACTATCAGGTACTAGTTTTAGTTGGCTTTGTATTTTTGCTATGTTCATATATTATCCTTAACCGTAGGCTTTAGCTAAACCTAACGCACCCAAACCTAAACCACCAAGTTGTGACACAGTAGACGGTGCTGGCGTGTAGTTTACTTGTGTAGAACCTAACGCACCCGCATTACCACGTAGTATATCACTGTAGTATTGTAACTGTTGTCTTTGGAAGTTTTCCCGAGCCATTTGGTTTTGGTAATTGATATCGGCTTCTTTTTGCGCTTGTTGCTGTTGAGTTGCACCAGCACCAGCTTGAGCCTGCAATCTTGCCAAGTCCGCTTGTTGTTGCTCGGTACCCAATGCGCCCAATGCTTTAGATGTATCTATACCTGCTTGCATACCAGCTAAACCTAAATCTTTGCCTAAGCCTGCAGCATATTGTTGAGCTTGTTGGTTTTGTTGGTTAGCAGATAACCCTGCTTGTTGGTTAAGTTGCTGTGCTTGTAAATTTTGTCCTGCACCTAAACCTTGAGTTTGTAGTAAAGCTTGTAGGTTTTGTTGACCTGTAGTTAGACCAGCTTGTTGGTTAGCCAAATCTGCTTGCATACGACGTTGTTGATCTGCTTGGAACTGTTGTTGTGCGTTAGTGTACGCATCAGAAGCACCACGGTATTGGATATCACCTAACTGCTGATTTAACCCACGGTTTTGTTCTGCTTGTAATAAAGTGTTACGTCCACCACCGAATGTACCACGGCTAATAGACCCACTCATTAAGGCGTTTTTATCCATCGCACCTTTTTGCATCGCTTCACGTAATGCGGTGTTGGTTACGTTTTGTGCATATGGGTTTGAGTAGTAATCTGCAGCACCCTGACCAAATACTTGAGAGCCAACGTTTTGCGGGCCCGTCATTTGGTAGTTCTGTAGGGTAGGGGCATTTACTTGTTGCGCTTGATAGCTAGATGGTTGGTATCCGAACGCTTGATTAAGCCCGGCCATAGCAGTGCCATAACCTAGTTGCTGACCTGTGCCTAAACCTTGTGTAGACTGAGCAAATTGGCCTGGAGTAGCTAGGTTAGCAATGTTCTGTTGTGTTTGTTGTTGATACGGATTAAACCCAACAACTGATTGTTGCGGTAAGTTTGTAGGACCTTTAACGCCAGTAACATTACCCTCCGCATCGGTATCAAACGTTTGCTTACCCGTTTGTTTTAGTAACTCTTCGTAGTACGGTTTGGCGTATTCAGGTAAGTTTGTTGAGTATGACTTTTGGTCGCCACCGCCACCACCGCCACCTTCTAAGGTCATGCGTTTACCAATAGGCTTAAATGCTTGTTCAGGCAACATGCCTAAGTGATCGTATTTCATACTCTTTTCTCCACCATTATATATCGGCTCTCAACGTCAAATAGTTGTTTCCATAGCCGTGCAACTGATTCATGTGCAGCGCCTCTAATCATAGTAGCGCCGTTAAATCTACACCAATCTTCGAACTGCGCCCAGTTGTCTTTGCCTGTCATCATTTTGCCGCCCACTGCTGTAACAAAAGCAATGCGTTCGTTTGGCATATTAATGAACTCTATAGTAAGAGCGCCGTTTATTTTTTCATTAGCATCTACTGTAATCAGTAACATTTGCCTACCTTCAGTAAGGTATAGCTTTAGATGCTCAACACTGTATTCTCCACCAGAATGACTAAGTGCCCGTTCAAAGTAGGGTACTACAGTATCCCATACACTGTATACGTCATTAGGATGTACGGATTTTAACCCCATTATGCAGGCATGTATTTACTAGGGTTAATTTGTTTACCTTGTTTCTTATTGCCTGTACGAGCTTTGCGAACTTTATCTAACATTTTGTATAGATGTTTTGCACCTGCTTTGGTTGAGCCGTTACCTAAGTGACTAACTACATCAGCAGGAATAACGAATTCGCCGTCAGCCAAACGAGCTGGCTGCTTGCCCTCTATTGTAGCAGGGATTGAATCGCTCATGCCGTCACCAGCACCATCTAAGTAACCGCCTTTAGCAAACCCACCTTTGGCAAGGCTTAACCCTAATGGCCTTCCTGACTCATTTCGGTCTTTCATAGTCGCCATTAATGGCGCAAACATAGTTTGAATTCTATCTTGATTTTCTAACATACTTGCCATAAATCCAGGTTTATTAGCGGGCGTATAATCCATCACACCCTCCATCACACCCTCTGGTAAATTCACACCCTTAAAATAACCTCCAGTAGGATTAGGCTGTGTTAACCCGCTAGGCGTATTTAAATTAACCCTAACATTACCACCCTCTGCAAACCCACCCATCTCAGCATTTGCAGTAGTATTAGCAGCTGCCAGCGTATTTAGTCGGCCTAAGCCATATCCTTCTTTTAGTGTGTTTTGTGCTGCAGTGCCATCTTGATTACCGTATACGGATGTAGATCCACCTGAGGTCATGCCACCTTGCGCTAATAGTTTTAAACCTGTATTGGTATCTAAGTTTAATGCAGTGTCAGTGTTTAAGTTTAATGTTCTATTAGGATCGTACTTATCTTCCTCGTTTTCTCCCGGTACTGGAGGCATTGCACCAGCTAGGTAGCTCATACCTGCTGGCATACCTATTGCTAACGCAGCTTGAGTATTTGATGCTTGGCCACCTGCACCGCCCATTCCAGCTTTAAACGCATCCCAACTACCTTCTTGTCCAATGTTTTGTAAGCCTGTAGCTAAGTTACCTATCCCACCAGCTGGCGCTGCACCATTCTCCATAGCGCCATACTTTGCAATATTTCCTGCAGTCTCTGCATTGCTAGCCGCTTGCCCGGCAGTGATTGCGTCAGGTGTACCCGATGCTACTGTTTCAGCAGCAAACCCTGGAGCTGAATTCAATGTAGTCTCACCTACGGCAGCACCTGTACCACCTGCACCACTACTCATCCCTGCAATGCCGTTACCTAAACTACCCCCACCAAAGCCAGCCATAGCGGACATAAGTGGGTCTTGGCCTAACGCTACACCTGTAGCCAAACCACCTAGGATAGGAGCTGCTGTAGCAGCCATACCTGTTAAGCCTAGTGATGCACCACCTGTTGCTGGGGCTAACGCTGCGCCTACTAGCGTAGGAGCAAATTGTTTAAAGAACTTACCGAAGCTAAATGCTTCTGGCAAGCCTGTATGTGGGTTAACAGTTAGTGATATACCGTGCGGCTTACCTAATCGTTGCAGACCAGAAACTTCTTCTGGTGATACGTGCATTAGCATTGAGTCCCCGTTACGACCTAAGCTTGCTAATCCCTGTGCCATTCTTTGTGTTGCCATATTAAATCCTTAGATAACTATCTTTAAAGTGCCGGCATCATTCCACACACTTCCGACGGGTAAACCTGCTGAACTAGTAGGTAAATTATTAAATGTAATACTATCAACAACTATGGGTGTTGTCGAGCCCGCTTGCTGAAAATATGTGTTTAATGAACGCACTAGCTGATTAAAATACTGTGCTGAGTACTCAGTTGGAGGTAATGGTAAGCTTGGTGGTGCAAAAGATTTAAGCGCCATTACTATCCCCTTGTTCCGTCTGGTCGTGCATCAACTCTAGGCATACCTAACTGCCACTGCGTACCCACGTTACTAGACTCGATTCTAAAGTTCATTTGACGACCACGCGCCCTAATGAATACTTGATTCGTATACTGATTAATAGTTGCTGATGCCGTTACGATATCTCTATTAGATGATATTCCAGATGCATTCGTAGTTGAGCTAGCAGCTCCTGGGAAATTCCGGACACCAACTGTAATCGTTGCCTCTGGTGTTATTGGGGCCCCTGTTACTGGGTTGGTAGTCTCTGAATTAGTAAAGTTAACGTCTGGAATAATACGGCGGATAAGCATAAATTTATCTCCGTCTTCTATATCTACATCAGCAGATTGGATATAAGATTCCATAGCTATTGGAGCTACACCTAGCGGCTGCCCATCGTCGTTTCCATTTTCATGCGTGTATACCCACCCGTCGTGAGCAGCTAGTGGGTATGTGTATATACCGGCATCTATCCAAGCAGTTCGGTTTATATTGCCGTAATACCAGATGTTATCTGAGTAGTTATATATTACGTATCTATCTATTTCAGATGCGTTAGCGGAGCAATAGAACCAAACTATTTCATTAAACTGATTGTTTGTACCAGCAAGGAATATTTGCCCTTGTTGTCGGTTTATGTTTTCAAATACATATTGCCGTAAAGTACACGGTAATGTATCTACTCGACCATTATATGTGTAGAACTTATCGTTACCCATCCAGTAAATAACGTTGTTAGCTGAGGCAACGACATTTCCACCAATAATTGATACCCCATTAGCAATTTCTTGAACCCCAAATACTTCCGCTGTACCTAAGAACTGCATTGACGATAAGGAGATATCAGTCCATATTAGTGTTTCTTGTTTAGCGTGGAATGCGGTGATAATGTTTGTACCTGACTGCAAGTACAAAAATCCCGCGGTGTTAGTTAATTCCGGTTTCCAATTTAATGGGTCTGGTCCAATATCTGCAGATACATCCGCCCATCTAACTAATAACTGATTAAGTGGGCCTAGGTAATTTGGAGATGAGCCACCAGCGTCGTATTCAGTACAACTCATTGCTATCAGATGCCCAGAAGGCGCAAATATTATGGTACCTACTTGTTGGGGCACAGCTACTGCGCCTCCCAATGAGGACATTAAAACTGCACGACTACTAAAATTAGCGTCGTATGTCCAATAATATATGCTGCCATCAGCAATGTTAAATATTAAGTCGTTGTTAAAATTGTCTGCGGAGAATAGTCTAGCATCAAAATATATAGGTGAGGTTGAGCTTGATCCCCAAGTACCCCGACCCCAAGTGCCTGTACCCCAACCATACCCTGCTGTTACTACTGGGTACCCAATGTTAACTTGAAAAGCTGCTGTTATTGCAGTTCCACCACCAGACGTTACTGTTGATGTTGCGGCACTTGCTACAGTAATCGTAAACGTATTTGTAGTGACGTTACTAATCTTAAATTCTTTGTTTAAGTTTGGAGCAGTTACACCACCTACTGCTACAGCACCACTAAACGTAACATACGCGCCTTCGTCAGCACCGTGACCTGCAAGTGTAACTAATACTGTAGTAGACCCATTAGTTGTACCAAAGCAATTTCCCGTTGATGGCGTAGTGCCGTTTGTATAGGTTATTCTGATTGGTGTAATGTCATACAAAGTTGTACCAGCAGTAACATATATCTTTTCATTAGTGCCTATACACAGAAGTCTATTGCCTGTAGTTAACCCCCAGGGAAACAGTAATCTTGCTTCCCCTGCGTACTGTTGGAACGTTTGTACTAACCAGCCACCAATCTTTTCAGGATAACCTGAACGAAAGCGAACCTTATCCATATCAAACCATCCGCCCTCAGAGGCGTAGTTAGTCTGGTCTTTATTGATTCCTGGTTTAAATACAAGTTTGGATAATGGCATATTATTCTCTCAAAAACAGTGCTGCTTCGTCTTTACGGCGGTTATCTAGTCCTTTCAAGACCTTACCACCGGCTTTATTATACTTGAGAAGGCTCGCAATAGCACCTGCTTTATCCCCACGCAAAAGCGCCTGACGGAGGGTTGACCGCTGAAATGTACCAAGACCAAGATTAAAGCAAAAGCTAAGAATAGCATCGTATTCATTCTGTGAAAGTCGTATAGGTAGATAACGGGCAAGCCCTCGTTCAAATCGTGCGACATCCTTAGCCAATAACTTGTCAACTTCTTCCTCACTCCATCTACGATTGTCTTCTGGTTTAACAGGCCACGCCTTGCGCCTCTCCATACCGTCTATACTTGACGGTATTTTTGCTTGTTCTGGATACAGCACACTCCCGACGCCTATCGTCCAAAGTTTTGCAGGGCATTGATACGGTTTGTACCGAACGCCCTCGTGGTGTTTAAGCATTTTAAATAGTTCTTTACTTGCCTTCACGGTGCTTTTCCCATTGACGAGAACCAAAGTAGAAGCCAATTATGCTACTTACAATTGCCATTTCATCATCAGAAAAGACTAAGCTCATTGCCGTCGTAAACTCAACACCAGTATATATTGCCCAGCCTAAGCCAACAAGGTCTACTAATACAAGCAAGCCAACAAAAGTAAACGCTATTATAGGACGTACTTTTGCGTTTAGGTCTACGGTAGCTTGAGAAGCCTTGTCCATCATCTTCATGTCGTGGTTATATAAAGCCTCGCGCTCTTGCGCGTAAGTTTGCACTTCAATTTCTTCTAGCTTGATAGCTTCAATCTTTTCTTGCGATGCGAAGCCAGCTGCAGCCATCGCAGCTTCACGTTCTGTCTGCAACCGAGCCATAGCCATTTCGTGCTTTTGGTCTCCCTTTTGTTGGAAGAAGCCTAGTATACTGGGTAGCGCTGATGAACCTATGCCTAATAGTCCTGATATGATTGATAACATAATTAATTTCCTAGTGGGTTGCTGGTAGCACGTTTTAGTGCTTTAAGTTGTGATTCAATACCTTCGCGTGTCGCTTTCATTTCTTCGCGTACGCCCATCAAAGACGCTGCAGTCTCACGCACGTTACCGTTAGTGATAGCTTTAGCTTCATTGGCAGTGCCAATAGCGTTTGATACCTTCTCTTGCATTGATACAAGCTGGTTAGATGTAACAACCATAGAGTCTTTAACTGTGTTTACAGATGATTGCTGTGCAGCTAGTTGTACCTTTAGCGCGTTGACTTCTGCCTTTAGATCAGTATCGTCGTAAGGCTTATTAGCCTCAATCAGTTCAGTCGCCGCTATAACTCGGTTGTAGGTCGTTATACCTACGTAGACTGTCCCACCTAGCGGTGCTAATATCCCAAAAACCACTACTAATAGCGTTTTCGCTGAGTAGTTCGAGTAAGATTCCTTGATTTCTTCCAAGCTCATATGGTAACTCCTGCTGGTATGCCAGTGCGTCGTTCAACTGAATCTCCTGAATCTGCATTGGTCGGTTTAAAATCTCTAGGCTCAGTACTATCCCAAACCCCGGCACTAGTGTTTTGCCCTTTGGTACTTGTGGCTGCGATGTACTCGGCGTAGTCCCGCTCGATGTGGTCGGCGATTGTTGGGTGGACTGTGTACTTGTGCTTCCTGACGAGGCTGGAGTTTCCGATGTGGTCTCCGCAGTGCTTGCAGGGGAAGCTGGTGTGCTTAACATCTCTGTTGCCGATGTCTCTGGTTGCTGCTGCACCGTTTCCTGCATCGCTGGTGCTATCGGACTGACTGGATTCAACGGACTGCTCATGTTCGTTACGTTGGTTGGACTCTTGGTGCAGGTATCCTGAGTTACCATCCAGCTGCTCCACACAGGCTCGCTGTAAGGTGTCGCACAACTCGACATCCTGTTTTCCGTTACTGCTCCAATGTAATCTTCCTGACATGCTAACGTCCTAACCTGCGTTGATACCGAACATGTTGCAGGGTCGGGTGTACATGAATTTGACACCGTTGTCCACGCGCCTTCCGTTGGTTGTCCATACGGGTCTGAGCAAGCGTTTGTTTTGGTTTGCTGTATTGAGCCTGAAAAGTTTTGTGGGCATACTAAGCTTTGGCTTTCAACAGTTGTCTGACACGTTGGAGGGTTTGGCGTGCAATTGTTAGAGGTAGTGGCCCAATCTGTGTAAGTTTGGCTTTGGCATACGTATGTGCGGCTTTGATTGATTGCACCGCTGTTGTTAGGTTCACAACTAAGGGATTGGTTTTCCACCCTGTCTGAGCACGCAGGAGGTTGAGGAGGTGCAGGTTGCGCACATTCTGGTATGCCCGGGTAATATTGACACGCAAGTTGTTGACAAGCTTGCATAGTAGTACCTTGAGCGACGCCAAGGCTTGAGTAAACAGGGCCGTAATCCGCCCACTGAGTTGCGTAACAATATGCATAAACATAATTACTCCTTAGAAGAATCAGGCAGAGGAGTGATAAGCACGAAGTCTTTACCATAAATTTCCTCAAACCATTTTGGGTGTAAATCATACCACGCCTTCCTTGCTGCATCACCAATAGCACCCCCTATAGGGCAGGGCGAACCCGACATTTCCATCGCAACCCAGTTTTCATGCGTAGCTGCACAAGCAAGAGATACTGCCGCAACTTTCAAGCCGCTGTCACTTAAGAACTTAGCCCAACGCAAGCGAACGCAGTTGTTGTCGGTAATCATCGTGCCACCTGCTACAGAAAATACGCCCCCGTTAACAGCACCACTGACACCAATGCCGCAAACATCTTGACTGAAAGCCGACATCGAAGGAGCCATAGCAGAGGGGACAGGTTGACCTTTATAATTAATTGTTGTTTCATCCGCATACGATACTCCCGCTGATAATAGCCCGCCAAGTAAAAGACCTAACAAAAAGTAAAAGGTATTCCGCATTTTAAGCAGTCCTGTTCCACATATATACAACAACGTACGGTTGTAAGTTTGCATTAGTACCGCTTACCCCAGCTGAAGTAATTGTAGTAGCAACTGTTATGCCTGTAGTCGCTGTATTAGTACCTGGAGTAAGAAGTGTTAAGTTTGAACCTGTCAACGCCCCTGATGCCACACTGTATCCGTCACCGCCGCCGTTATTAAATTTCAATTGGACGTTATGTGCGTGGCCTGGGTCTGTAACAGCTGATGACGCTGTATGAGTATGGCTTACTACAACTGCGTCCGCACTACCTCCTGTGGCTCCAGCAGAGTATCCACCACCATTACCTATCATTACACGGCCAGCACCGAATGCAACCCAAGTACCAAATCCGAATGATGTACCAGGATTCGTTGCGGCAGTGGAGGAGTATATAGCGCCAACTGGATACAAGAGCTGCAGCGCCGTTTGTACGAAAGCAGTTGTAGCTACGGTGGTATTATTTGTGCCAGTAGTTTGAGTAGCCGCGGTTGGCGATGCGCCAGTAAGATTGCCGCCTATTGAAAGACCTGCTGCAGTACCCGTAATGTTTGTACCAACTAATGCAGAGGGGGTACCTAATGCAGGTGTGACTAGCGTAGGGCTATTTGCTAATACTACTCCACCTGTCCCCGTTGCGGCGCTAGTGGATCCTGTTCCGCCATTAGCAACAGGAAGTGTACCTGTAACACCTGTAGTTAAAGGAAGCCCAGTACAGCTTGTTAAAACACCCGCTGATGGAGTTCCTATGTTAGGTGTTGTCAACGCTGGGCTATTAGCATGTACTCCAGCGCCTGTACCAGTAGAAGTAGTAACGCCTGTACCGCCGTATAAAACCGGTAAGGCATTAAGAAATACTGCGTCAGTTGCTGCTAGCGATGGGGTTACTACTGATGTTGAATAAATGCTAGCACATGTTACATTTGTTCCATCGTTATACAATACTGCCGATAAACTAGGTGGTACTGCTACTCCAGTCCCTGTAGTGTTTTTAACTGTAATTGCATCTGAGCATTCATTCAATACAATGTATTGTTTTTCAATCGATGGCACAATTAAGTTTCTAGCGCCACCAGTCGTGCCTATTAGTCGGAGCCTTAAATTACGCGCTGCTTGCGTACCGTTGGTATCCGTTAGGGTTAGTGTCACGTTAGCACTAGAAAAAGTAACATCTGCTGATCCAACAATTGCCTCTTCTATAGCAGTACCTAAGTTAACATTCGTAGTTGTACCCCACGTAGCTGACTGCTCGCCTGTGGTAATTAACTCAATTTTGAGTGGTGAATAGGTACTTGCCATAATTTAATCCTCTATTTTAATGTAGTGGCAAATAAGGAAAAACCCGTAACCATCACTGAAACGCTTTGCGTTTCTTTTTGGGAAGCCTCGTTTGCTTGTGTTTCTTTGCTATCACATTTTACTGCATCTTCTTGCTTAGGTATAGTGTCTGTCATTATGGTATCCCTGTCCAGTTTGGTGTTTGTGCGTCGTTAATATTAGTCCAATTACTACTTTGACTATCGTCTATTGCTACCCACGTTACTGATTGTGAGTCGTTAATTGCTGTCCAAATGCTGCTCTGACTGTCGTCGATTATACCCCAATTTGGCGTTTGTGAATCATCAATTTGTCCCCAAACTAACGCAAATCCTACTCGCCCTATACCTTCAACACCTAGTGGGTATATAGCAGCTTTACCTGTTACTGATACTGTCCCTAAGAACGTAGTACCTAATACCCCTGTAGCAAATACTTTAGTCTGCGTATATACAGTCGCAGTGCCTAATTGTCCTGTACCATATACACCTGTTGGGTAGATGTTAGCTTTACCTGCTATCGAAACAGAACCTAGGAATGTAGTGCCTTGAACACCTGAAGCAAATACATTACTATCCGCATTAACTGTAACATTGCCAACAAAACCCGTACCGTAAACACCCGTAGGAAATACTGTAGCTCCTAACGAGAAGGTTACATCGCCTACTTCACCCGTTGCCTGCAATCCGGTTGGGTATATATTAGCATCGGCCGTTACAGTTACACTATTTACATTACAAGTGCCTTGTACCCCAGTAACATATATGTTACCAGTCGCGTTAACTACTACACTGTTTACATAACCTGTACCATAGACGCCGTTAGGGAATACCGTAGCCCCTAGTGAGAATGTAACAAATCCTGTCTCACCCGTAGCAAAAACCCCTGCTGGGTATGCATTAGCCGCGGCGTATGTCGTTACGTCCCCAACTTCACCAGTAGCGAATACTCCAGTAGGATATGCATTTGCCCCGGATGCTGTAGTTACACTGCCTACATACCCTGTTGCTTCAAGTCCTGTTACCGGAGCATTTGCAGCTGCACTTGTTGTTACACTATTTAGTAAAGCTTGTGCTTCTACCCCTGTTACGTTGGTATTAGCTGTAGCATTGACTAGTATGCTGTTTAAAAGAGCTTGTGCAGTTACCGCAGTTACCGGAACATTCGCAATAGCTTCAACACTAGCGTCCCCTACCTGCCCTACACCCTCAACCCCTAACGGGAAGACAATTATATTGTCCTGAACTGAACTTCCTAAGTCAGCAAAAGGCGCGGCAGCAAAAGGGGTAAACCCAAACATTACTTACCCTTAAACTTTTATCCAGTTTTCAGTCGGGACAACAGGCCATACAATATCGCCCTCTACTGGATAAACTGCATATTGGCGAACAGCATTACGGTACGTAATAAATTCAGCTTGGTTTGCAAGGTAAGGGTTTGACATTTGAGGATTACCTACATCAGCAATAGTTGTCCAGTCTGTCTGTTGTAACAAACTTGCAGCGGTTGCTTGATTAGCTTCTGCACTAGGTGGAGCTGGAGGTGGTGGGTTTACAGCTGCGTCATATGCAGCTTGCCACGCAGCTAAAGCGTTGTTTGCCCATTCAGGAAGTTCTGTAATAGGGGCGTTGGAAACATTAGCTTTATATTCAATCCAACCCGCTGTGTCTAGCCATTGCAATGCGTGAACGTCAAGCGGCGTCCCTTCCCAAACTAATTCTAGAAAGTTTATTCCATCTTTATAAACTGCGCCATCTTCTACTATAATAGTCAACTTCATATTTGTCTCTTATCTTTGAATTACATTTATATTGTTATAAACAAACCAGGTCATTACTATTTCCCTGGGTTCAGGAGAAGGTAACGTATAATGTTCATACATACCGTACGGAGGAAACAGGACTAACTTTCCTTTTTCTGGTTTTATTTTTTTATTCTGCCTATCAAACACTAACTCCCCACCCTCATTAACGGTATTTAAAAATAGTATTACAGTGGCATACCTTAATAACCCGCATATTACTTCCCCGTCTGCATGCTTGTCACAAACTTCATTGGGATTATATCTATGAAATTCGTATCCGCTATCCCCTGACTCAAACTGTGGATTAAATAAATCCTGCACAATTTCGTTTTGTATTTTCGAAAATATACCCAGTAGTTTTAAATCTAGTTCCGGATGCTCTCCATTGTCATTAATTGGAACTGTTTGCCCTTCTCGGTTATATGCTTTCTTTTTTGTGTAATCAATTGTTGGATAAACTTGTTGTTTAATATATTCAATAGTTTCATCGTCAATATAATTTTGATATTCGTATATCATTCTATTAAATTTTTATTTGCCGTTGAAATTAAAACTTGAGTATTTATTTCATTGTTTTTAACCATTTCATTTCTAAATGATTCAACTGCCGCACCCGTTTCACGATTAACTTTACTATTTTCAATCATTAAAATAGGAATCCAAGCAAAAGAACAATCATTGTTATTTGTAATTTCGCCTGTTTGTGGATTCATTCCTTGAACTGAAACCCAAAAACGACAGGCTACTAACTCCCCGTCGACTATAGACCCATCTTCTACACAAGGCTTTCCGCCCATCATTGGACATATAATTTTTGCATCTTTTGCCATTAGTCTTTGCTCGCTATTATAAAGTCGTAGTATTTAACCCCTAAATTAATCGCCGTTCCTGTAAATGCCCCTGAAGTATGGCTGTGGGCATCTTGCGTATGGTTGTGGCTTGTTCCTGTAAATGCGCCTGAAGTGTGGCTGTGCGCGTCTTGCGTGTGGTTATGGCTTGTGCCTGTAAAGGATGTGCCTGTTACGCTTGGTGAACCACTTAAACTTGGTGCGCCTGATAAACTATGCGTATGTGAACCGCCGCCACCTGTTGCACCTGTAGTTGATGTTTGAACTGGGTACCTATCGTTAAGAGAAATACGTCCAGAAAGTGATTGGTTAAGTGGAGCAGTGTACGAGTGCGTATGGCTAGGGATTTGTGTTGTTGCTAGTGTGGTTGCACTAACAGCAAATGTTCCTGCACCAACCGCTAAAGTGCCTGCACTTACTGTTACGCCTACTGTTCCACCTGCGGTTGTTGCTTGGTTAGTTGCTGTTGCCGCCGCCGTTGCCCCAACAGAACCGCCTGCGGTTGTTGCTTGGTTAGTTGCTGTTGCCGCCGCCGTTGCCGCTACGCTACCTGTAACGGCTTGACTTGCAAACGCTGTAGTAAACGCTACTGAACCACCGGAACTAGCTGCTCCAGTAACAAACCTCAACGCACTGTTATCTATTGCAGCTGTTGTATCTTTAGTCCAACCGGTTGGCGCTGTTGTTTGCTGGAATGACATCCTAGTTCCAGAAGGAAAGGCTGGTGTATTGTTTTGCCAAGTAGGTGGCGAAGCTCCTGCAGAAGTTAGTATTTGTCCAGCTGTTCCAGCGGCAGTAAATGCATGCGCTGTACCTGTACCATAATTTATACCTCCAGCGGTAGCAGTAGCTGTTGAGTTTGTACCACCATTAGCAATCCCTAACGTACCAGATACATGCGTAGTTAGCCCAATTTTACCCCAAGCCGGCGCGGTAGATAGACCCCCAGATATTAAGGCGTTGCCCGTAGCAACGTCAGCCAATCTAGCTAGTGAAGTTGTAGTATCCGCATAGAGCAAGTCGCCCACTGCATAAGAGCTGTTGTCTGTACCACCACGAGTTGCAGGGAGTGTACCTGCACCGATGTCTGCCGCTGAAATAGTAGCCCAGCTTGGAGCCTGTGACACTGCGCCTGTACCCGTTTGAGATAGGTATTGTTTAGTAGTTGTAGTATTACCAGCTAATTTACTTAGTGTATTTGTAGCCGAAGAGTATAAAGTATCCCCAATAGCGTAGTTATTTGTCCCAGTACCGCCATTCGTTGCCCCTAAAGTACCAGATACTGCACTAGATTGGTTAAGTGCAACGGCATTCCACTCTACTTGTGTGCCAGCAGCGTTTACACTTAATGTCCTATACGCAGAGCCTACCGGTAGTTTTGACCAAGTGTTTGTCGCAGAGCCGTAAAGCAAGTCGCCTGTAGTAACAGTGCTTGTGCCTGTACCACCATTAGTAGCCGCAACTGTACCGGTAAGAGCTATTATTTGACCTGTAATGTCAATGTTTGTACCGCCCGTGTAGGCTACGGCGCCACTGAACTGTGTGTATGTTAACGTCGTGTAGCCAATAATCATTGTGTTGGGTTCGGTGGTCAGTACGTGTGAGTCACCAGCGTTGATTGCACCTTCTTGTGTAAAGAAGTAGTCGCCTGTACCTAAACCATCTGGGTCGCCAGGAATTACCCTATCTGCATCGGCAGAACGAGTCAATACCCAGTTAGTAGAGCCGCTACCTACCGTAGTTACTACGTATACACCATTTTCTTCGCCGTTTGTTTGCAGACGAACCATTACTCGGTTGGTCACACTTAATGCAATACCATCAACGGTTAGTGCAACTTGTGTACCTGCGTTTGTTAATGTAGCACCAACACCAGAATTTGCTCTTGTAGCATAGGTTAGACCAGCGGCATTAGTTAGTCCTGTAATCTGTGTACCATCAAATGTTAACGATAGTGTCAACTGATTTAATGCAGGGGTTGAGAATACAAAATAAGCAGTGTTGATAGATAACCCGTTACCTGCTGTGGTAGTTAGCCAGATTTGGTCGTTTACTACTAGACCGTGGTTTACAGAAGTCGTAACCGTAGTAGTCGAAGTAATGTCTGTAATGTTAAATGTTGTACCACCCTGCACATATGTAGCAGTCAGATTACCTGTTGTCTCAACGCGTACAGGGGCGTGGATGTGAAGACCTGCAGTGACCTGGTTATCTACGTATTGTTTTGTGGCGGCTTGTAAGGCTGTTGTCGGGTTAGTAGAAAGTAAAACAGTATCCCCAAACTCAGCCGCACCTGTAATGATAGCACTGCCAGCAATCTGCACTTTCTCGCCTGTGTCAGTAGTTGTACCGATTAGTAGGTTCTTAGTATCTGATTTAATAGTTGCTACTACATCCCCAGTAGTAAAACCACCGGCATGGATAACTACATCCCCAATGTCTCCAGTACCTACAAATAAGTCCCCATGAGTAACCCCATCCCCTTGATTATATAGGTACGCTGAGTTTGCGGTATATATTGGAAATGAAACTGAAGTAAACCCACTACTATTAATACCTAAGTCTACATAGTTCTTAGCATCGTCACCAACATCATTAGTAGCTACATAATCTGCTGAAGCATCTGAGCCATTATCTAGGTTTTGGATATTGTTTTGGAAGAAATCATTAGTAGTAGTAAATGCTTGGAAGGCGGTATTATTTAGTGTAGTACCATTAGTTCCATCTAAAGAAACCTCAATAACCCCCGCAATAAGTTTAAGACTACCATCTATCTCTTGATAGACTGCTTGTTCTGACGGGTAGGTTATGAATACGTCTTTAGTACCAGCAGAGAATGTAACAATAGTATTACTGTTAGACGAGGCAAGTATAGTGTCGCGAGATATGGAATCAGTACCAGAGTTGTATGTACCAATGCCCACTTCCCACTCATTAGTGGTTTGCCCTGCTATACAGTAGTAGGTTGTATTGCCATTACCAATAATACTAAACGCTTGATATGGACCTACTGCACCAGCAAGTGCAAACGCCCCAGTACCAGTCGATACTGAGGTTTCCTTAACCCGGTCTTTAAGAACTAGAGCCATTTGAGACTCCTATTCTAGGCTATACGGATAATTGCGTCTGTTGCGTCTGCTGTTGGGAATATGATTGTAAAGTCACCAGCGGTAGATGTTTTATCTGAACCGAAGTCTAACACCGCAACTGAAGTATCATCAGTACTGTTATAAATCAACGCCCCACGAGCAGTGATTGTCGCTGCTGACCAAGTAGTATCCGCAAAGTCAATAAACGCTGTAGTACCGGAACCGCCATCCGTAGGAATTTGTGACACTGTAAGTGTATTACCACCAGTAGTGTATCCGCCACCGTTAGGTACCTCGTCGCCAGTGTTATTGCTATAATCTTCTGTACCTGCACCTAATGATGCTGCTGAAGTATACAACGCGATTTTATAAACCTTTGTTGTACCTGTATTAAAATTTTGTGCACCGCTCAATAATTGAACTTTAAAGCTCGTGCACATTGCTTGTGAAATTGCCATTTTGTTTCTCCTAAATTACATTACTGGGTATCTTACTTGCCCGTTGCGATATGCATCGCGCCTATTTTTACCATCACCTAATTGTTTCAACAAGACCATAGCCTCATCGTAACGCTTTTGATACGCTGCCATAACATCAGCTTCACCCTTCATGTAAGTGTAAGCTTCTAATAATGCGCCATATAGCAGTACAGAATCAAAGTTATCACCTAACCAACTAGTACCTGCAGTAACGATTGACTGTGGGTAATAGAAGTAGTGCAACTCCATACTGTAGCCTGCGTCTGGTGTTGGTCCTAATATAAACGTGTTCTGATCAAACTGTGCATAATACTCTGGGGTTCCGTAGAACGCGGCATCAGTATCAGGATACGATGCTCGAATAAAGTTAACATCTTTATCCAGTAAGTATGAAAACTCGTTGTTGCCATTAATTAAAGCTAGTGAAAACGTTGCTAACCAATCAGAAGGGCAAGCTAAATACTTGTTACCGCTAGTTAGATTACCAGTCACGTTCTTACGCAAAGCTGGCAATTGTACTGAGTTATATACACGTTGTTCTGCTTCTTGTATAAACGTGTTTATATCAGCCGTTTCAAACTGATTCTCGGTGTAACTTTCAATAGCTGCAACTAATTGGGTGTAGTTCATTGACCTACCTTATGCCATCGGACCGCGTGAAGTGAAACCTTTTGTAGCAGCACCACTACCACGTTGCTTCATGCCAGCTGTTTTAACTTCATTACGCGCAGGATTACCACCGCTTACGCGACGAGCTGGAATACAGCCATTAGATTTGTCTGCACTTATGTTGTTTGGGTCAGTTTGGTAACTGATATCCGCATTGGGTACTACTTTTGGTTGATTATATTCTGCCATATTATCCGCCTTTTTGATTAGCTGCACGAGCTAAGTTACGACCCATTTTCTTCATGTCGATTGATTTAACTGAACGTGCTTTACCACCCTTAGAAACACCACCATCAACAGGCAATTTAGCGCCGTCGATACCTAATTGTTTGCCTTTGGTTTTACCTTTGGTGTTGATACCTTGTGCGCCTGCTTTAAATGCCATTTTACTTCTCCTATGTCGTCGTTACGGTTACAGTACCGACTGAGGCAACTGCTACCAAGTTGTTTACTTCTAAGTTAAACGGATCACGTAACCCTACTGGATTCCAACCCCACTGTATTACCCTACTACCTTGTAACGGAACCCCAGTTGAGTTTGGATTAACGCTCGTTGTTTCCGTTAATTGTAACCCATTTAGACCTGATTGGAAATAGCTTGTATCTGGTCGTGGGTCTCTAACTGCTTGTGGGTCATTAACTGGATACATACCTAGTTGTAACTGGGGCTGATCTGGCTCCCAACAATTCTGACACACTAATATATCAACGTTCTTAGTCTTAATGACTAACCGCTTTAGTTGCGATAACTTATACCTAAAATTACACCTGTCGCACTGTGCAATTGCGAACTTACCACTTGAGTATTTACTCGCCATAACACTACCTTATAAACTGCATTCTAGGCGCTAGTCTTAGTGCTGCTTTCTCACGGTCTTCATCAGCGGCTTGTTGGTACGTTTCTTCGTACATTGCTTTTAGCATTGGTACCCTAGGTAACGCTTCTGGTATCTTCATGCTTAAGTGGTACGCTAAGCCTGCAACCATCGCAGGTAAGAACCTAAACGGTATATCTTGTGTGTTAGTGCCGCTTGAACCTGCATCTTGGATTCGGCGTAGACGGTAGTACACTAGTGTGTAGTAGTTGCTTTGTTCGGGAACTGGCCAGACGCTCACGTTAGGCACGTTTGTTACCGTAACAGCTGCACCAGCAGTGTGTGCTGCAGCTAATGTGTTTTGTTGGCCCCGGCCTAGGTTACTCAATGTACCCGCAGATGAAGTAGTTGACTTATCTAAATTGCTGTAGCTGATGATCTCGTTATCTAGCTTGATAAACCCAGTAGAGCCTAGCATTGTCACGTCACTTAGCGCAATCGATGTAGATGCTGCGGTTATTGTAGTAGATAGCGTAGAGGTTGTTGAGTTAGTGTTACCTGTCTGGCGGTTAATCCATACTTGAATTGGACGCCCTTGTGCGTTCTTGTTAGGTATTGTAATGTATGTAGACTCACTAATACGCGTGATATTGATGTCTACTTGATTCTGCCCTGTACCTGTACGCACCACTTGATCTAGTAAGTCAATGGTTTCGGTAGGTAGCGCATACAATATCTGGCCTTGTACTAAAGGAATCTCGCCTTGCTCTACAGTCCACAAGTTAATGCCGCGGTTAGCCCACTCAATAGTAAGCAAATTCAAGCTACGGCGTGCGGTTCTTAAGTCGTAGCCCGTACGTAACTCTGAGCCACAACGCTCAAACGCTTCTTCTACTAGATTGTTTATGTCTAGATTAAAAGAGGATGTACCTGACGTTGCTGTGTTTAAAGCCATATAACCCCTACCTAATTAATACTATTTCTACGATACCTAAACTAATTATTAGGTAGTCTTGGCTATCAATGAGTTCGTATTGAATCCCTATAGTAAAGCCGCATATCATACCTACACTATAGAGTTGCATTGTTTATCCCCTACTTTTTAGCAGTTAACGCTGACTTCTTAAAGGCGTCTGAAGTGGGTGCCCCTAAACTTCCAGGTTTACGCATCTTTTCACCAGACCCTGCTGCAATACGTTTCTTTTTAGCATTGATATTTGCATACAAGCCAGGAAGGTTTACATCGCCACCCTTCTTGTACTCGGTTACGAACTGCGGTTTGTCCTTACGTACAATAGTCTTGCCTTTTGAGCCAGGCATCTTATCCTTTTTCATGCACCCCATTCCACGTGACGGTCTCATTATACCATCCGTCCTCTAGTTTTGCCGCGTTGTGCACAGCCGTCACCACGAGATGATGCTCTTGATGAGGTAGAACCACCAGATGCCATACATTTAGCTTTAGCTTTAGGTTTTGCTCGTACGCTACCGCCTTTTTTCATACCCATTGGGTTGTTAGCGCTAAACCTAGGTTCATCAGCTGCTTTTGCTTCCGTGATTTTTTCAACTACTTCGTCAGCTGTACGTGATGGGTAGTCAATTACTTTCTCAGCAATTGCTTCTGCTTTGCGGTTGGCAAATGGGCTAACTTCACCTGCATCAAAGCTATTACGTGAACCGATGTTGCCTGTAGGAGTCTCTACAGTAACTTCTTTCTTAGTTACTTTTGTTGACTTGTCGTCTGCTTTTTTAGCAGATTGCTTAGCTTCCCAATCTTTAATACGTTTCTCGTTGTCTATAACGTATTGTGGTTTACCACCAGCAAGATTACCCGCACGGCGATGTGACTCAACAGCATCGTTAGCCATCTTCAGCTTAGCTGCTTTAGCAATCTCTTCAGATTTCTTTTTCTGGTCGTACTTAGAATCTAATGCACGTTTACCAGCTTCGTATTTAGCTTCCTCTTTCGCTTTTTTACCAGCGGCTTTGTCAGCTAGATACTTTTCCCATACGTCGTAGTCTTTCATATTATGCCCTTGTCTTTCCGCGCATTGCGCAACCATCAGCACGTTTAGATGCTGAACTTATTGAACCGCCTCTAGCGTTTTTTACTACCGGCTCTTTACCATACCCCTGCGTATTTTTTGACTTACGTCCTTCACCATCTTCTGTATCTTTAGGGTACTCGTTTAAAATTCGTTGCTTTAAATATTCTTGCTCTGTCTCGTTAAAATTTAACAGTTTATTTCTAGCGTGCTCTTCAGCGTCAACTTCTTTTTTTGTAACCGCTTTACTTCCAGTAGAATAAAATGCGCCTTCCATTTTAGCTTTATTTTTTTCTAGCTTAGCTAGTGTTTTAGCGTCTTTCTTAGTGTTGTCATTCCAACTCTCAGCCCCAGCATACGTAGCCATAATTAACACATCTTCCCGCGGGTTTTACCGCGAACTTCAATACCGCCGCCACGAGCCATTTTAGTACAGCCGCCGCTTTTTAGTGATTTAAGGTTAGTCTTTTTGCCGCCGTGTAGTTGGTCATCATGCATCTTTACTGCTTTCTTAACCATCTTTTTATCTTGGGCTAAATCAGATTTTACATCGCCACCTTTTTTGTATGATTTAGTTGCTTCATACTTCTCAGCAGCTTTTTTGTTCTTCATGTCTTGTAGCTTATCCTTAATATCAGGAGGCGTATAATCTTCGTCAGTTGCTTCAGATTTAACTGGTTTTACGTTTACTGGTTTTGCTTTATTGTCAGCCATATTAGTTCCTTTAACATTTCCAACGTTTTAATGACGCTGCTTTACGAGTAGGTTTGCCATTCTCGTCTTTCATTGGGCCTGGCATACCTGACATACGGGCACAAAACGATTTCTTGCGAGGACCACCTTCTGGCTGAGGAGCTTTTAAGTTCGACCCCGTTGCTGCATTGTATTTTGCGCGGCCTTTGGCAGTAAGTCCAGCACCTTGCGATACTGGTAACTTCTCACCACGACCAACAGCTAATGACACGCCGCCTTTTTTAAAGGTCTTACCTTTGTCCGCTGCGTTAAACTCTTTTGCTACTTTAGTAGGAATACCTACCTTCTTAGCGAATTTAGGGTTATGTGCCGCAGCAGCCATTAGTTTAGCTTGAGGTTTACTCTTGCTTGGCATGATTACTTGCTCATAAACCAACTTGTACCTGTAGCAGGTGCTTTTGCTGGGGCAGGCGTTTCTTTAACTTCCTTAGCTACCACCACTTCTTCTACTGCTACTTCTTCTGCAGCTTCGGTAACTTTTTTCTTTAGTGTAATTGCCATTTTTTATCCTATCCAAATAGTTTATGTGCGAATTGAGTAACTACAGCGCCAAGAGCACCGCCAGCACCGCCAACCATCATTAAGACTTTCCAACCACCGCGGGCTTCTGCAAGGGTTGAATTAATGTCATTAAGCGTCTTTTTAATGTCGTCCATATCGGCGACAAGTCTATCCATATCAGCTTGTAGATGTTTAATCTCAGTCCCATGAACTGCTAATTCTCTTTCTATGCTCATTACGAAACACCGTCATTCTTAATTAAGACGATTTGTAGTTGAGTTGATGCGTAGGCACTGTCGGCGCTTGTTAATGATAAAATATCAAGGTCTGTCTTTTCTGGCACTGCTAGTGGATATGCTGCTTCACACTCATATATACCGTTTCCAGGTATATTATATATAGCTTTGTACCCAAAAACACCACCATACGGTCGAATTCGCAATATAAATCTAGTAGAAGTGTTTGCTGTTGAGTTAGCTGAAGACATTGTAAACCGAGTAATAAATGCTGTGTATCCAGCGGGTACAGTATAAAATGCAGACTCACTTTCGTTGCTGCTTGAACCAGTACGGTTAATAATGTTTGCTGGAACACCAGTGGTAACAGTGCCAGTACCTACATAAATACTTCCCGCAGAAGTGCCACCAGAACCTGCCGTTAAAACTGTTACTTTATTAACACGCAAATACTGATTTGTTAAAGTTACGCCAGTTTGCCCATTTAAAGACGCTGTTTCAGAAACAGCTTCGTAACTTGCATTTAAACCTTCAACCAATACGGTTCTTGCGCCCGTACCTGCTGAAGCATCATCTGCGCTAGAGCTTGAAACAGTTGTAGTAGTAGCTGATGCAGGGAAGGTATATAAACTGCTACCAACCCAAACCGTTTCTAATGATGTACCGACAGCCCCGTTTGCGCCAAATTGGCAAAAACTTCGATGCATTGTGATTTGACCACGTGCAACTTGTAACTCGAATGGCTCATACGTGCCTACGCGGGTTATTGATGAAACTATGCTCATAATTAATCTCCTTAGATTGTAAGCGGGGCCGAAGCCCCAAGATTAATTAGAATGTGTTAGCTGTGGACAATACTGAGTTAGTAGCGGCCCAAGGTGCTGCGTCGTTACCATTACCACCGAATTGAACGCCGTAACCTGCGGGGATAACTACACCAGCTGTAGAGCCGTTAACTTTTTGGCCTGCTGTTGATGTTGAGTCATTAGTGCCGTAGCCGCCTAAAACGTGATCAACTGCGCCGTAGTTCAAGATAGTACCTTTAGCGCCATTGTAACGAGCATCGGCTGGTTGTGAAGTTAGGGTGAAATCACCGCTTACTACTTCTGGTAATACTAATGTACATGTTGAAGCTGGGCCACCATCTGCTGGTGAAAGGATTACGATGTTACCTGTTGCAGAAACATTAACTGCACCTGATACTACGTCTGTAGCTTTGATGTATATTACAGGTTCTACGAAACCTGCTAATGAACGAACTGGACCGCTGAATGTGGTAAATGCCATTTGAATTTCTCCATACAAAGTAAGCTCATTAGTCTTGTATGCGTCCGCCGGGGCAGTCTAATGAGCCGGATTTAATTTCCCGGTTGATACAGTCTTTATACTATGTTATTGTTTTGGTGTCAACAGATTAGTGGAGTATTTATGCCCTACAAAGACCTAGAAGTTCGCAAGGCAAAAGCAAAGCTATATTCTAAGAAGCACTACGACAGTAATAAGCCAGCTCAGATAGAACGAATTAGGTTAGGTAAGATAAAGAAAAGAATCCAATGGGAAAACTATAAAGCCTCGTTAGCGTGTGCCAACTGCGGTGAAAACCACCCGGCAGCATTAGACTTCCACCACGTAGTACCCGATCCCGCCAATAGAAAGATAAGTGAATTAGTTCAGAACGGAGCTTATAAGATAGCCCGCGAAGAAATAGAAGCCAAATGCATAGTGCTATGCGCTAATTGTCACCGCAAACACCATCACGAAGAACGTAAATTAAAAGAAGGCCTAATTACAGAAAGGTAGGCGTAGATTTGGTAGTTGTTACATGTAACGCAGAAAGCCGAAAAACTCGTTACTTACTACATCCTCTAGTGTCGGCTTAACCGCCTATGTTTAAACAAATGTTTAGACTATTTGTTCATTACGTACATTGTTACTTCAAAACCGAAACGCATTTCAGTAGCTGCTGGTGATGTCCACATGATTATAATCCTTTAAAATTTGTACACGTCATTATGTACATGTACGAATTCTGCGCTTTTCTGTACATATCACCATAGAGAAAACCATTAAAAAAGGCCCACCGAAGTGAGCCCTTTTGTCTTACCTAGCGTTTATTAAGCGCCAGCTGAACCGTACATACCTAATGGATCAGACCAACCGAATGAATAACGCTCACGTGCTTTATAACGAACGTTACCAGTATCGAAGTCGCCATCCATTGATGTTGCTAATGGAGTACGTACAAAGTGTTTCATACCGTTAGGTACGTCTGTTGTCAAGAACCAAGCATTTGAGTCAGTCAAGAAGTGGTTAATTGCGTAACCTTCTGGGATTGAACCGTTGTTTTTCAATGCGTTGATATCGTTGTCAGCAGTGCCAACACGTAATTCAGTTTCCAACAAGCGAGTTGCAACGAATTGCAATGCTGGTGGAACAACCAATTTACGAGGTTTAGCAGCGATCAATAGGCCACGTTCGTCAGTCCAAGCTGCGATTTGAATAACTGCATTTTCCAATGAAGTTTCGTTCAAGTCTGCTGGAGTGGTTGGAATGTTGCTGTTTGTACCGCCAGTAACAAGTGGGTGAGATGCACTGAATAGTGGCACACCGTCGCCGCCGTTGTATGAACCAGAGGTGTTGAAACCGTTGTTCAATACGTTAGCTGCTTTAACTTGTTTTGTGTAAGCCATACCACGAGCTAATGCTTTAGTGTAGCGAGCAGATAAAGTGTCATACAAGTTATCTTCTACTGCTTCTTCAGTCAAGCTGAAGCCTAAAGCGATAGTTTCGTGTGTGTAGCGAGCTGTCCAAGCTTCTTGAGCATTGTCATAAGCGATGGCGTTGCCTTCGTTTTTAACAGGAGCTGCTGAGAAGCCAGACAATTTTGTTTCTTCCTCGAATGAACGCTCAGAAGATTCAGTTTCGTAAATCTCTTGATGCTCTTCGCCGTAACGTTTGTATTCCAAACCGAACAAAGCGTTCAGACCTGGTAGTAGCTCTTTAAGGAGCTGTGCGCGTGAAATAGCCATTATTTATTCTCCTTAATCGCCAACACCGGTACCATTGTAATACGTATGGATACCAAAGTTAAATTTAACGATACAATCAGTGTATGCGTCACCAACAGTAGAGAATGGGCCGTTTACAAAATCTACTAAACGCAATGCGATAGTGTTTGTTGTAGCACGAGTACCAACGTCTAATGATATTTTTGAATCGCCAGTAGTTGTAGAGCCTGCTGTTTGATTCACGCCAAAGTTAGAACCTAGCATTGTTTGAGTCACAGCATCATCTGCTTGGATTTGGAACAATGCATCTGGATCGTCACATACATAAGCTGTAGCGTTTGAAGCAACAGTACCAGTAGGCCAGTATTGTGCTTGCAAGAAATAGCCTAATGATGGGCTTGTGTATGAACAACCTAAGAACACACCAACTGTACCAGCTGGGAATGCATCCGCGTTTGTACCTACGTTTGTTACTTTTACGATCGTACCATCTGTACCAATTGCAACAACATCACCGTAAAAAATGTTAGCAGCATAACCGCTAGCGATTTTTAATTGACGTGTTGAGCCAGCGAATTGCTGACCACCAATTAGGTTGATAGGACGAAGACCGTATGGGGCTGCTGTAGTAGCCATATATATCTCCTTAAATTATTTACCTTTACCGAATGAGGTAGTGGTACGCTTTTCCTTAAATAGGGGCATACGTGCGTCATTCTCTTTCATAAAGCTGTTATCCACCGCTTCAGTCTGGGACTGTGTCTGATTATTGAAATAAGCAGAACGTTGGTTAACGAACTCTTCTGGTGTTTTACATAGCATCAGACCACCAACTTCCACTGAATCTGGAATGCGGCTGTCTTTATCTGTGAATAACCTTAGTTCAGGATGCTCCGACAATTTGACGGGTTCCCAACCTTCTCGCATTTTTGAAGAAACGTTTGTGGCGTCAGCTTGACCAGCCATACTTGTACGAATCCAGCGATATGCCCATCCAGGCTCCTTATTTATTTCAGGTAATAAAGCAGCTGGTGCCCATTGCGCCTGACGTTGAAAGGTTTCGCGGGTTTCTAAGTCTCGGTTTTGTCTAGTATCAGTCATTATCTGTTCTCCAATTTAAGTGTCTCACGTGCATATTGCTCGGGTGTTAGATTAAACTTTTTAGCCAAAGCTAATTGAGTTTTAGTCAAGTGTACTTTTTTAGGCGCGGTACTACGCGTGGCCGAGGCTACAACGGTTGACGGTTTTTTGCGTTGGGCGGGTGTTTCCACGTCCAGCGAATCATCCCCGAAATATTCTGGGAATCGTTTGCGCATCGTTTTATCGATGGTTGTGTAATACTCTTCTGAGGTAGGATTAGTACCTGCTCTGACTAACTTCTCATGCAACCCCAAAGCGAGGCTAGTCATTTCTTCATCTTGACCAAACCAACTGTTCTTATCTTGCCAGGCAAGAGCTTTACGGTCGGGTTTGGCTACTTGGGGTCGTTCAGGTTGTATATATACATCATTTTCTTCCGCTTGTAAAGTACTATCGTATTGCGGACGATAATTTTGCATTTGTGTCAGTTTATATTGGGCTTCATTCATGCGTTGTTGCGCATCAATAATGCTATCTGTCTCGCCTCTATCATACGCTTCGCGGTAATCGCGCTTAGCCATATTCATTTCTTGCTCAGCAGACTTCCTAGCAATCTCAATATAGGTTTGTTCACCAGAAGTTAGATTCGATTTTAATCGTTTGTTTTCTTCTTGGATCGATTGGGCATAGCGAATTGCTTCTTCGCGCTCACGTGCAGCAGCTTCTTTATCTCTGCGTTCATCGTGATATACCTTACGTAACTGCGCCATCCGTTCTTTTACACGGTCTGAGTAGTCGGTTAAATCATCTTTCTCTAGCTCTTCAACTATCTCTTTTGGGAGCGGCTTACGGTCACGGTCTTGTGGAGGAGTATCATCGATAATATCGATTTCTACTTCGGTATTATCCTCTTCCAGTGTAATGCTTACTTCTTCTCTAGTATCAACTGTAGAAACTTCCTTTTCATCCGGAAATTCAAAGTCGTCGTCAAACTCTGGTTTTGCAGCCATATCTATCTCCTAAGCGCGAGTATAACCGCGTGGGTCATCTACTACACCCTCGACAGTATCATCGTTGATTATGCGGAATTCTCTTCCGTGGATTTTAAAACGAGTACCTGCGTATGCACGGGTAAGGACAAAGTCGCCTTCTTTACACCACGCACCTGTAGGGAACTTCGCTTCTTCTTTGTAGCAAAGGTCGCCCATTTTTAGCACGAACAATACTACGGTGCCATTTTCCTCAATACGTTTAGTATCAGACGCTTTGACAATACCACTTTCGTATTTATCATCTGCATCGGGTACAGCACATAAGATTCGATAGCCTTTTGGTTCAGGCAGTTGTGATGCCTTTGGTTCTGGCGTGGGTGCTTCCGCCGCAATACCTGTTAAGTCAATTGCTTGACTCAGGTCTAGTTTACTCATCGTAATTCTCCAGTTTTTTTGCGAGGTCTGAGATTAAAGACTGCGCGGTAAGTAGACCTCGAACCATACCGACAGATTGTTGATAGGCACCGAAATCCTTAGCGGCACCATCGCCAAGGGATTCGATAATTGCTTTGCGCCGTTCTTCGATTTGTGACATCAAATACTCTAGCGATTCACTCATTGTTATTCCTCTTTAGGTTTATCCGACTTCTGGGAAGACTGCCTCATAAGTTGGTTCATGCTTAACTTATGTTGTTTATCAGCTTGTTCCCGTTGTGCGGAAATTTGCTCTGACTGAACTTCACGATTACGTTGCTCAGATACAGCTTTCATACCTAGTTGAGCACCTTTAATCATTTGTTCTGCCGTTAGTTTGCTCTTATCTAATTCCGCTTTAGCCCCTAGTTGTGCGCCAGCAATGCGTTCTTGTGACTCAATACGCATCTTCTCAATCTCTAGTCTTGCTTGATCGATTTGCGCATCGGCCATCATTTTTTGCGCTTTAGCTTGAGCTTCTTGCTGCTTGATTTGTAGCTCTTGTTGTTGCATTTGAATCAGCGGGTCTTGAGCTTGTTGCTCGGCTTGTTGCTGCTGGGCTTCGCCTTGATTTTTAGCTAATAACTGCTGTGCTGCTTGGGCAATTAATGGGGCTAGTTGAGCTTCAGCTTCTTCTGGAAGTTGTTGCTCTGGGTCTGGTAGCGTTACACCAAGCTGTTCTTCTATCTGACGACGGTATTCGAACGCAATATGCTCGTTGATGTGAGCCATAGATGCGGCTTGAATAGCCTGTGCTTGTGGGTTTTGACCTATCATTTGCTGCATTTTTGGGTCTTGCATAGCAGCCATATGCACCTGGATGTGTGCCTGATGGTCTTGATATAAGAACGCTTTGACTGGTTTACCGTTAATAATAGACATATTCTCGGTTACTGGGTCTTTCGGTTTCTCGTCTTCAGCTGCAGGGATCAACTTGCCAATGTTTTTAATACCTAAAACTTCTAACATTTGCTTATTTAATTCTACTAAGTCATATATCTGTGGGTTTTGCTGTGCCATCTGCATAACAGCTTGGTACTGCACCACTTTCTGACTCATTGTTGCTGCGTTAGGGTCTGATACTGGGATAACCTCAACACAGTCGTAGTCAGACTGTTTAGCACGTGGACTACCTTCTGCTGGCTCATAGCTGTAGTCATCAGGAGTGTAGTCACGAATTATGCCTGCAATTAGCTTGAACTCTTGTTTCATTGCATAGTGAACACGGGCTTGAACCGCTGACATCACTTTCAAGGTACGCTCTAATATAGCTAGCGTTGTACCAACTGGGCTGTTTGCTGACATGTCAGACACTTGCATATCCGCTGCGTTAGCGAATGACTTAGCATCCATAATGATTTTGTCCATTAAGCCAGCTAATACTTGTGAAGGCTCTTTGTACGGTAATGCCATTATGTTGTCACGGATAGCGCCTGACGGTACGTCTACGTCACGGAACTCTGCTGGAGCGATTGGTGTATCATCGCCCTTGATGCGTAGGCCACGAGTCTTGAAACCGCCTGGAAGGTTGCTTAGCGTACCAGCGTCTACCAACTGACGTAGTAACATCGTACCTGACTTAGCAGATGCGCCGATCAAGTGAATCAAACCAAACGCGTAGAAGCCAAATCCTGGAATGTAGCTGTAGTGCACGAAGTGTTGACGTTTCTGTTTAGTCTTGTCGTCTGGGTCCCAGTTACGACGGATAGCTAACACCTCACCTGTGCTACGCTCTAGGGTAACTACGTACGGTAGGGCAATACCTGTAGGCTCGCCATCGTCATCTAAGTCCTCATAACCTGGCAGGTCTAAGTCAACGTGCATCTCCAATAACTTATAGCGGTCGTCCATTGTGGCGTTGAAGCCCATTTTCTCCGCTATCTTCTTCTCTACTTCCTCGATGTCGTGTGATGGCTCACCTAGGTCAATGTCACGATAGAACCCAGCCACTTGTAGTCGGCGTAGTTCATTCTCTGTCTTGCGCATAACGTGTGTCACGCGTGGCGCTGTTTGTAGGCTTGACGCGCCGTATGGAACGACGATGTCTTCTGCTGGGACAAACAAGGATACTTGACGCTCTAGGGATGGGTCGTAGTACACTTTCTTGAACGCGTTACCTGATAGACCCAAGCCCCACAACATGCGCTCATGCTCAGGGCGGTACTCAGGCATCGCCTCGGTTAACTGGAAGTTCATGTCGTCACGTACTCGCTCAGACGCTGCTTCTTTCTCTGGAGTCTGTTTACCAATTATCTGTGTCTTAACTGGCCCCATCGCTGGGAACGTCTCCATCATCGTTTCGGCCTGGAACTTAACTAGCGCTTCTGACAGTATCGGGTGGAACACAGCACACGCGCCTGGCCACGGTTCAGTACGGTCTTCTATCTTCATCCCGAGCAACTCGATACCATCAACGTACGTATTTAACCAGTCTTTACGTGAATCAACGTCAGTCTCGTAGTCACCTAGCAAATCACCAGCTAACTCAGTCAACTCACCTGCGTCCATCTCTTCTGCTAAGTTGGTGTTGAACTCGTCGTCGTATTCGCTCTCTGGCTCAATTATTACTGTCATACCATCCGCGCTAATCTCTACGCTTTCTGGGTCTTCAATTGCAATCTCAATGTCTGGTTCTGGCAACGCGTTTGCCAATTCCTCTAATCCTTGTGGAGCTGAATACAGCCCTTTGTCTATGTCGCCTGCCATAATGTGTCCTTTAGTTTACTTTAGTGAACGCCGTCACCGGTATATGTACCGCCGGCTGAATATCTTGCGGGTCTCCACGATCCGTTCTTCCACTTACTTTAAATGTAACTGGGGTCTTTCCTACTTGATGCCAGTATAACCCATCTGTCCACTCAATTAAAAGGAAAAATGGAACGCCCATTGTATCTGATAATCGCTGTCCATTCATCCACTTATCTACAAATATGAACGTTGTTGGGAACTTATCCTTCTCGCACGTCCTTTTCTTATATTCAAGTACTGCAACAATCTCGTTATTCCTAGTGGCTACCCAGTCTGCGGAGTAGGTCATAGGTAACTTATGCAACACGCACTTAAACGCGGATTCTATCCGTGACTTCGCGCTGCCTTCGTTCTCTAAATCAAACTGTGTCTCGTACATTGGTCGTATGCTCATTTTAACTCCCTACATTGCGTAGAACTTTTGTTTGCTAAATCGCTGGTACGTGTCGTACTCTTCTTCGTAATCTGTGTCTAGTGTCAAGAACCCACCCTTGCGGAACCGCATAATGGCGCCAGTCATCGAGTCCACTAAGTCATCATGCTCGCCTGACGGGAACGAAGCCACTTCCTCAACTAACTCCTCAGCCCATCTAGTCTCCGGAACCCATACTCGGCCTGACGCAAAGATGTCGGCAATCGAGTTTAACCTAGAAATCTTGTCATTTCCCTTGCTAGGAGTGAAGTCCTGCACTGGTATGCCCATAGCACGAAGTTCAAAAATCAGTGGTGAGCCTGACGCTTTAGCCTCGACTATCAAGGAATCCGGTTCCCAGTCCTGGTATTGTTCCTTAGCCCGCATCTTGAGCTCCGGAAACTCCATCCGTGCCTTAAATGCGTTGAGTAAGATGATATTAGCCTGTGGTTTACCCGTGTCGTCGTCCTTATAGAACACGCCCCACGTAGTACACGCGCTATAGTCGGCCCGTTGTGTCTTTAAAAACGCCGTATCCCACGACTGAATGATGAATTCACAGCTAGGAGGGTTGTCTTTCTCCCAATATTTCCACCATTCCCGTTTAATAATCGCAGAAACCTCGGAAGTTGGCTGCTGCATGTACTGAGCCATCCATTTGCCTACCGGAAGCTCGTCTTTTAGCGCAGTTAACTCGCCAATTGACCAAAACTGAGGCCAAAGTGGGTTGCCAGAGGGTAAAATTGCAGGAAACTCGATCACTTCCCACTCTTCCCCGCTACGTTGCAGGGCAGACTTGACAACTTGACCCGTTAAATCCTTCTTAGACCACCGCGTCATCACGATTACAATAGCCCCGCCCGGTTGCAACCGTTGCCGAGGGCCAGATGTGTACCACTCGTACGTCTTGTCGTAGATTTCTGGGTTAGTTTCGCTTAATGCCGCCTCTTGTTCTGAGTGAGGGTCGTCAATAATGAGGATATCAGCACCTTTACCCGTAACTGCACCACCAATACCAATCGCAAAATAGTCTCCGCCGTGGTTAGTCGCCCACCGGCCAGCAGCTTTAGAGTCAGATTGTAGTGCAACGTCCGGAAATATGTCATGATACTTTTCAGAATCCACTAAGTTACGTACTTTACGACCAAACCCCACCGCCAATTCAGCTGTGTGAGACGTCTGGATAACCTTCTTACCGGGGAACTTACCTAGAAACCACGCAGGTAACAGGTATGACGCAAATTCGGACTTAGTATGACGAGGTGGCATGTTGATAATTAGCCGTTTGATCTCCCCATTAGCCACTCGCTCGAACGCTTTGGCCATCCGCTTGTGGTGAGCCCCATCAATAAAGCCCGGCCAGACCTGGTGTACAAAGTCAATAAAGTTATTCTGGGCGTTCTCAACCTCCGCCGCCTTCTCGTGCAACTCAAGTTTAATAAGTAAATCGCGTTTCTCCGAGTCAGGCAAGGTAGGCAGCAATACTAATGCCGCTTGTAGTTCCTGTGCCGTAAGTAAATCGGAATTACTCATCGTCTGTTTCGGTGTCTATATCGATATCTTTGGCTACAACCTTGTGCTCTAGTTCCGCTAGCTCATCCTCGATAACTTCGCCTTTTACTTCTTTCATCCCAAGCAACCGGTTAATCTTATCTTTAATAGCTGACTCTAACTCAATAGTAGTCTTAGCATTGATTGTAATCTCGGACTTCTCAGTGAACGCGCCGACATCAGAAAGTTTACCTAGTAACTCTAAGGCACGTAGTTCCACCTTAGCATCCCCACAATGCGAGATATCTAGCAACTTGTTGGTCACATAGGTTCGGACTTGCGCTCCGTCGGCAATGATTTGTTTGTCGTATTCATTAAGTAATGCAGCTAGCTTGACCGCAACACCCCCTTCGTACACTTTGTCGGGCACGAGTTTACTTCGGTCTGTAGCTTGAATTAGTTCTCGGGCGTCGTCCTCGTCCTTTTTGGACATCTCAAACGGTATGCCGAGTTGGTCTAGTAACTTCGCAGTTTCAGCAGAAGTTCGCATTGCTTCGTGTAAGTCCCGCGGCACTTCGTCCTTAGCGTCTTTAGGCATAGGGTGATCGAAGTCGGGCGTAATTTTTAGGTCCATATGAGGAAACGGGTCTCTTTGGTTTGGTGACGGGGGGTGCGTTTCAAACCGGACAATACATGTTTACTGTGTAAATGTCAAGGGGGGTGGGGGTATTCGTAAATTTTTTTATATAGGGGGTGGGGGGTATGCGTTTAGTTTAGTGACGGGGGGTGTTTTCAAAGTAGCGTCGTCTACTGTGCATATCAGTGTGTATATAAAGCGATACGAACCTAATCTACAAAATTGGGGGGTGGGGGTGCGGTGGGGTAGCGGGGGACAGTATAACAAGGCCGTTATGTTGTCCAGTTTTCAATGCTTCCAATAAATCCCACTCTATCCTAGGGTTTGCTATAATGTTCTTACTGGGGCAAGCAAGCCCAGCGTGTTTTAATCTTTTTATTATGGAGAGCAATTATGGCTAAAGCCAATCAAGTAGTACCAGTAAGTGTATCAGATGTAAAACCTGTTAACCAATTCGTTGCTATGCTAGGCGGTTTCAATGCCGAGATTAGTAAGTCGGCCGATATGTTGGTTAGTGTTGAAAGATTAGAAGGTGACTTAACCGATACTAAGGCCGGTCTGTCGTCTATCCTGTTCGGTGTGTTGGTTAGTCAATGTGATAGCGTGTTAGCCGGTGACGTTTATGCCGGTGAGCCTGTGTTGTTAGGTTGGCATGACGCGGTGCGCTTGTCGTGGTTAGACGCTTACGGCTCCGCTAAAGGTGGCGTGCTGAATGACAAGGCGCTTAATATGGCTTGGTCGCGTGTTATGAAGCTATTAAGCGATGACTTCGGCTATGAGAAGCCCAAGGCGGTCACGAAAGAAGCGGAAGCGAAAGCTACTAAGCGTGCCGAGGAAGCCCAGTTGCTTGCGGCTTACGAAGCGGTGCCAGTTGCCGAGTTGAAAGACAAGGCGAAAGCGCTGTTTAACGTCGCAGGTGATGGCGGTAAGCAAGGCAAGGAAGCGCTGAAAGAAGCAAAGCTAATCACGAAAGCGATTGACAAGGCCACAAGTGCCGAAGCCGAGTTGCTTAAGGTGCAAGTGAAAGACGTAAAAGACAGCATACGTACACTGTTGAAAGAAGTTGATGACTTGTACACATTGCAGGAAGTACGTGATTTGCTTCAAGGCTCTGTTTACGATACTGAAGCATTACTATAATTAACTAAAGGGAAGCAGGCAGGCTAATAACCTGCTTGCACTTACTATGCAAAATGCTTATGTTGCAAATGGGTTCGCAGATAGAAACGATTACCTGCGAGATGTTGCCGAGAATTACGGCTTTACTTTTAAGACTGTTCGTATGCTTGCGGATATGTTGGGCGAGATTGAGGATTTCGATGGTCTTATCTCGCACTTGAACGAATTAGAATTTAACCAATAAACTAAAGGGAAGCAGGCAGGCTAATAACCTGCTTGCACTTACTATGAAATTTTTAATTCACTATGTTGACTCTGACGGTATCCCGTCTTGTGTGCTTGCGCATAACTGGTTTCAGTTGATGTATTACCGCGCTATTTTGTTTTTCTGCAATTGCTATGATGTTTCGTTTAAACCTGTTTTCCTATAACTCCGTATCACTAAACCGCCTTCGGGCGGTTTTTTTGTGCCTGCAACTTTGCAGAGCAAAGTGACAAAACGCAGTTTTGGGAACTGGTCAGAATATCCTACGCGGTAGCGTTGGCCTACGCGATAAATTAAGCGGACAAGGTAACGCAGATGTTATGTTGTCCTATTGTTCCTTGAGTTTTGTATTGTTCCTTGTATTGTTCCCTGCTAACTCGTTGATTATGCAGTAATGTTCCTTTGTTCCATTTGTTCCCTCGTTTTTTGGGCATTTTGGAAAGTTTAGTTAAGCAAAGTGACCCTAGCG